GGAGAGGTGCGTGACGCGAGGTGAAGCCAGCGGACGGGGGCCCGTGCATCTGGCTGCGATGGTCGACGAGAGACTTGCATCGTGCACTGGTCGCGGGCCAGAGCGCGGCGAGTTGCTGCGGCTGGATTGGGCATCGACGCCGCGAGAGGACCGATGCAAGGCGTGTCTCAACGCGGTGCTGAAGGCGTCTGCCAGCCTCCAGAAGTGGGCGACGCTGTGCAGGGAGGATGCGGCGCAGTGCGGGGTGACGACGTGACCTGCGCTCTCTGGTCACAGTGCGCCGAGGGCGCATCGTTCTTTTACTACCTGTGCCGTACCGAATACCGCAGGAGACGGTGCGGCACGATGGGCCGTTGCTGTCACGCGGTGCCGGGCTGGTGCCAGGAGGGACCGTGACCTGCACCACGAGCGAGGACTGCGCCGAGCGGCGACGGGAGCGGCAGACGATGCCAGCGTGGGCGTTTCGACGCTACGGTTCGGCGGGGCTGGGGAGGTGGTATCGGCTCTTCACGACATGGGGCAACGCCCTCTCGTTTGACGACGTGTGGTGCCCGCACGAGAGCCACGACGGCACATGCCCGTGCGAGGCGTGCGTGCGCGTCGAAAGCGTGTGCGACGACGCACATGCGACCTGCGAGGTGCGGTGATGCCTGTCGTGTTCGTGCTGCTGTTCGCCGTGATGGGGGCTGCGTCGCTGGCCGAGGCGCTGGCGAAGTGGCTGCTGGGCAAGCTGTGGAGGTCAACGTGACGCACCTGCTCGATTCTGGTGAGAGCCCCGGTACGTACTGCGGGCTGAATGCCTACATGAACGGCTGCGGCGAGTGGGTTACGAGTGTTCCCTCACTCGGGCCGGCGCACATCGGCGGGGTGCCGTCCGAGGAGGAAGAGCCAGCCGTGTGGTACCTCGACACAGTGCCGCACGCGCAGCGGTGCCCCGCGTGCGTCGCTGCGGCGATTGAACTGGCGAGCCTCATCTTGCGCAAGGTGTCGGGCGACAGCGCGCCGCCTGGGAGGTCAACGTGAGCCGTCTCTTCACCGACAAGCACCGCTTCGCCATCAGGGCATGGCGACAGAGCGGAGGGGCCATCACGCCGTCGGCGCTGCACATACCCGAGACCGGGTGCGTGGGCACGGGCAACAGCGTGCAGACGGCGACGCCTCCGAACGAGGGCGCGTGGATCGCATTCGGCCACGTCTCGCGCGCGCTCTACCAGCTCGACGCGAGCGACCGGCAGCTCATCGAGACGGCCTATGGCGACATGGGCGACGCGGTGACCACGAACGACCTGCACCCGCACCTGCGATGGCGAGCCGTTGCGCCTTACACGCCAGCGGCCAAGGAGTTCGCTGCCGAGTGGGCCAAGCACCAGGCCGAGGTCGTGGGCGTCGCCGCTGTGCGCTGGTGGCAGGCGATGACCTCGGGCAAGAGCAAGGGGCCCGACGCCGAGGCGCGCATAGGGCTGGTGACGCAAGAGGCGAAGGCGCTGCTGCGCGCAGCCGAGGAGCGCTTCGCCGCTGCCTACGACGCACTTGGCCGGCATCCGTTTCACTACGCGCGCTAGTGGTCTGCGCTTACCGCGCGGGCGCATGGTGTCGGCATGGGCAACACGCAAGCGGACGTGCTGAGGCGCATGGCCAAGGACCATCGCGACAGGGCGGCACGGTGGCTCGACGAGGCGAAGATGCTGGCGCCCGGCAGCGCTCACACGGTGGCGAACGACCAGGCGTGCATCGAGATGCGCAAGGCCGAAGCCATCGAGGCGCTCATTGCCGAGAACGAGCGGCTGACCAACAGGGTCGACGAGTTGCGCGACGAGCTTCTGCGGGCCTATGCGCGGGAAACAAGCCGCATCTGCGGCCCCGACGACCCCGACGACGTGGAGCCTGCTGTGGGCGATGAGGTGAAGCCGTGAGCGAAGCGACCGGGCCGGTCCGCTGGCGGGTGACCATCGCCGGCTGCGAGCCGGACACCTACAGCGAGAGGCGTCGAGCCGTCGCAGCAGCCAAGCTCGCGAGGCTCCGGGGCCACGCCGTAACGCTGACGAGGGTTGAGACGACCTCGAGGCGCTGGCGGGTCGGCGACGCGCGCTGCTACGCCTGGCGCGGTTTTCGATACTGGTCGTTTACCGTTTCCCGACAAGGCGAGGCGTTGCTTGGTTGTGGGCAGCGGGGGAGCTACCAGGAGGCCGTAGAGGCCGCAGAGCGGTGCGCCAGGGGGCAGCGATGAGCGCGTGGAAGTGCCCGAGGTGTGGCGCGGGGGCACACCGGCACGGCGCTGGTGGGGAAGACGCTTGCAAGTCGCAAGGCGAGTGCGAGGGCTTGCTGTGCGAATGCTTCGAGTATGGCGCGGGCGAGGGTTCCGACGACCCCGACCACGGGATATCGCACAGCAACCCGTGCAAGCACGCCGCCTGCTACCACTGCGGTTGGGGCGGCGTCATGCCGAAGCCGATCGCGGGACTAGCCCAGTGGGAGCGCAAGGCGCTCGCTGCCGGCTGGACGATGCCAGCCGCACGCAAAGCCGAGCTGGCGGCGGCCGAGAGCAAGCCGAAGGCGAAGGGGAAGAAGCGATGACCGGCTGCGTTTTCCCCACGCTGACACGAGAAGACGTGGCGGCGCTGGGCGATATCGAGAGGGCGACCGCTCGCGTGCAAAGCGCCGTCACGAGCGCGATCCTCACCGCTGGCGCTTACCGCACATGGCACACCGCGAGCGACCGCTGTCGCCCACGAATGCTGACGCACGACAAGGGCAGGCACGTCCCGAACTACGCGCGGCATGTTTCGCCCGGGCTGCGCGACAACCTGCACCTGTTCGTAGACGATCATGGCTGTGACGCGATTGCGAGCGAGGCGCTTGGGCTCATGCACTGCCACGCCTGGCTAGCGTGGCGCAAAGACCGAAGCCTCTCGTCCGGCATCCGGCCTCGGCGCGTCACCGCAGGCGGGCTGGTCATCGTGAGGGGGCGACGATGAGCGCCGTCTACCCGATGACCGAGGGCGAGCTCGAAGCGCTGGCGTCTCGCGACGACCTTGACGAGACGACGAGGCGGCTGCTCGCCACGGTGGCTGCGCTGGCCGGCGATCGGTCGTCGGCCTACCGCATCAAGTCGGCCGAGCACCGCATCGCGCTGCACGACGCAGCCGATGCCGCCAAGACGTTCATGCAGCTCATCAAGGCGACCATCGACGCCAAGAAGAGGCGCGACGGCCTGCTCGAGCGGCGCCTGTGGGCGAACGCCGAGGCGGCCATGGTGAGCTTCGCGACAGCGGCCGACATCCTGAGCCACTACGCAGGCACGAGGTGACCATGGCGCCTCTCACACGCGACGACGTGCGCGAAGAGCTGGCCCGCATCGCGGCGCACAGCGACCTGATGGTGAGCGCCATGCAACGTGTGCTGCTCGCCTCGACAGCGGCGGCAGCAGCGGAGGCGTGGGGCCACCTGCTCAGGCTGTGGCAGCCGTGGCCTGGCATGGTGCAGCGGCGGGCTTTCCTCGCCCGCGTGGTCGAGACCACCGCGCCGCTGCCGATGGCGTGGTCGGTGGACAAGGAGGAGCGATGACGCCGAGGTGGCTGCTCTGCACCGCTTGCTCGCTGCCTGCGTCCGACGGCTGTGGTGACAGGTGTCGAATGGCGATCGAGTCGTGGCTGCTCATGCTGAGCGACGACGGCTGCTGCGTCGACGACCCACTGCGGTGCGTGCTGCGCTGGCCAGAGCGCTGCGCTGGTGACGACCCGAGGCGCAAATAGGAAAGCCCCGGCTGTTTTCCAGAGCAGCCGGGGCTGAAAACCCGTCAACGACCACCACAGACAGAAAGACGATAACCCGTGACGCAACGAAAGCAAGGGCCGGGCGCAACGCGCACCGAACTCACTGGGGCCGAGGTCGAGAAGCTCGTGCTGGAGCGCATCCGCGAGATGACGCTTGCCGAGTGGCTTGCGCTGTCGGTTGCCGCTGGCGTCCACAACCCAGATGGCACGCTCACACCCGAGTATGGCGGGGATGACGACCACGCTGCTGTCGCTGACGACGAGCTCGCGGCAGACATTGCCGACGAACTGGCGAACGCAATGGTCGCGGGCGAGCGAGGCATCGCCCTCGGCTGGTACTGGCCGAGCGGCAGGCAGGTGGCCCTGCGTGTCAGCGGCGAGGCTGGCCGCATCCACCTGAGCGATGGCGGCGCGACGCGCTGCGAACTGGTGTTCGCCTACGGGTTCGACCAGTTCGACGCGAGCCGCGTGGTCGACGCCGTTGCCAAGGCTGTCGGGTGGCACTTCAGCGGGGTGATGCTGGGCATGCGCTGGCAAGGTCCGAGCGAGCAGGCGGCCGAGGCCGTGCGGCAGTACGTCGCCGCCGTGGGATATCTCGCTGTCGCCTACCGCAAGCGCCGCCGCTGAGGGCTACTCGAGCCCGTCGCCATCGGCTGCGGACCAGTCGTTGTGGCGTTCCCCCGAAGCGTCGACACCGGACGCTTCTGGGATACGAAACCCGGTGAGCGACTTACGGTCACACCATGCAACACGCGGTCGCCGACCTCTCACCAGAACAACGCGCCGCCCTCGACCGCGAGATTCGCGTGCGAGGCGTCGGCCCCGTCTCCCGCGAGCTCGGGCTGTCGCGCGAGATCGTCGTGAAGCTCGCCAGCGGCATGCCTGTGCAACGTGGCACAGCCGCCCTTGCCCGTGAGCGGCTTGCGCAGCGCGCCCAGCAGGCAGCGCCGCCCAGCGCCGCGTTATCAGACTTCCGAGGCCACCAAAACAATCGGGCCCCGCCTCTTGCCAAAGACCGGGGCCCGATCAACACCAACCATGAAGACCATACCACCCGTTTCTGCCATCGGCAACACCGATGCGTTCGCCATTGTCAGGACTGGCGATGCAGAACGCACCAGCGGCGGACAAATGGGGAACAAGATCCGGTGATAACGCGTCTCCAATATCGGAGGTCGCTCGCAGCGCAAGCCGTTCACGAGCGAGAGCGAGGGTGCCGCGCTGCACGGGCAGGCCGGCAATCAATCGCGCGGTGATCTCGGCAGTGAAGCCAAGGTCGCGAGCGAGCGGGCCAAGGCGATGCGCCTCTGCCTTGAGCTGCCTGCGGGTCTCGGGCGGGAGCTCAAACACGTCGGGAGCGCTCACTTCTTACCCTCGTTGGCGGACAGCTCTTGATCCATGGATTCGTAGACAGCCGCGATGCGTTTGCGGCGATGTTCGTTGGCTACACCTGTCACAGGGTCGATCTCGAAGAGGCGAACGGTCTGCGGCGAGGTGTCGGCCAAGGCCGCGACCTTGACGAGAGAGCGGCCGAGGGCGAGGCGGATGGCGCGCGGGTCTTGCTGTCGCTTCATGGCGCCACAATCTCACTCTGCGCAGTTCAAGACAACTAGACGCGGTTGCTGTTTGTTATCCGCAACGCCGCTAGCACGCGTGATTAGCCGGCCGGGAAGTTGCGCGCATGCCGGATTGGCCCACAATGCCGAAAAGAGAGGTGCCGCATGGAACAGACTAGCTTGCCGGGCCTGCTGACCGTCGCCGAGGTCGCAGAGAGGCTGCGGATAGCGCCGAGGACGGTGAGGACGTGGTGCGGCGGGGGCCACATCCCAGCGCACAAGATCGGCAAGTCGTGGCGCATCGACCTGAACGCCTTGCTCGCCAGGGACGATGGCAAGTTCGCAGCCCTCATCTCCGGTGGCAGAGCGGTGGAGATCGACGGATGGTGAGGGGCACACCGGGCATGTTGTGGGAAGCGGCGGCAGAGCCGAAAAGGGCCGCAGGCTGAGCGATGGCCTACCGCTTCAACTACGACAAGGCCGCCAGAATCCTCGCTGACTCCACCATGATGCGGGATAGTGATGCCGCAAAGAAGCATGGTGTGTGTGAGGAGACCATCAGGCGCTACCGCATCCGGTTTGAGAAGGACGCGCGACTGCGGGAAATGGTGGCCGAGAAAAAGCAGATCCAAGATGTGCGGTGGGCCGACAAGATAGCGAGCGCCATCGTGTCGGCCGTCGACTTCCTCGACCGCGCTGCGAAGGCGGCCGACCCACAAGACCCGGAAGCCATCCACGCCATCGCGGGCGCCCTCAAGATGCTGGGCGAGGTGCAGATGGCGAGGGAGATGCTCGATGAACGCATTGCTCAGCTCCGTCGAGGCCCGGATGCGGGCGCTCGACCGAATGCTGCCCATGCCGGCGGCGCAGGCGTCGCCGTCGTCAGACAGCTACCAGCACCAGCCCGAACCTCTTGACCTGATGCGCTGGATTCCAGCGCGCATCAGAGGCTACGAGAGCCCCGAGCACCTTGCGCCCGTGGTCGAGCTGTTTGCCCGCGTGGCAGCCGGCGAGCCCGTGCGCGCCCTCGTCAGCACGCCGCCCCGTCATGCCAAGACCGAGACGCTGATAGCCGGCATCGCCTGGCTGCTCGAGCAGCAGCCCCAGCGCACGAGCGCCTACGTGAGCTACGGCCAGCGGCAGGCCAACAGCAAGAGCCGCAAGATCCGCCGCCTCGCCCAGGAGGTGGGCATCGAGCTGGCCGACGACATGGCCAACCTCGCCGAGTGGCGCACGACCGCAGGCGGCGGGCTGCTGTCGACCGGCATCGGCGGCCCGCTCACTGGGCAGGGCGTGGACGGGTGCTTCGTGGCCGGCACGATGGTCGAGACGAAGCACGGCCCCATCGACATCGCCACGCTGGCCGAGGACCGCCACGCCCCCATGGTGCTGGCCTTCGACCACGAGCGGGGCACGCTCCGTTACTGCGTCATCGAGGCCGGCAGGCGGCTTGTCGCAGACGAGCTGGTGGAGGTGGTGACCGAGCGCGGCTCGACGAAGTGCACGCCCGAGCATCCGTTCTTCGTCATCGGCGAGGGCTACAAGCGGGCTGACTCACTGGCGCGCGGCGACTGGCTGCTCACGCCGCATGGCTACGTGAGGGTGATCGAGGCAAGGCGCCTGCCGGGGCGCGGAGTGCCCGTCTACGACCTGCAAGTGGAGGGCTGCCACAACTTCTTTGCTGACGGCGTTCTCGTCCACAACTGCCTCATCATCGACGACCCGATCAAGAACCGCGCAGACGCCGAGTCATCGCTCAAGCGAGAGCAGCAGGAGGAGTGGTTTCGGGACGTTGCATATACCCGCCTCGAAGGCGACGCCGCGTGCATCATCGTGGCGACGCGGTGGCACGAGGATGACCTGATAGGTCGGGTCGAGCAGTACGATGACCCGAGGTGGGAGGTCGTCAATCTCCAGGCGATAGCGGAGGAGGGCGACCTGCGCAGGGAGCCCGGCACGGCGCTGTGGCCACGAAAGTTCGGGGTAGAGAAGCTCGCCAAGATACGCGCCACGGTGGGCGAATACACCTGGGCCTCGCTCTACCAAGGGCGCCCGAGGCCGAAGGGAGACCGGCTCTTCTCCGACCCCACCTGCTACGAGAGCCTGGTGCTCGATGGCTGCCGGCTGGTCATCGGCGTGGACCCGGCAGCGACGGAGGACACCAAGGCCGACTACTCGGTGGCGGTGGTGCTGGCCGTGTGGGGCAGGGGAGAGGAGATGCGCGCCGACGTGGTGGAGGTGCGACGCTGGCAGCTCGAGATCCCCGCCGTGTGCGAAGAGCTCGAGCGCCTGCAACGCCGCTACATGGGCGCACCGCTGGTGGTCGAGGCGGTGGGCGGATTCAAGGCAGTGCCGCAGACACTTCGCCGCATCAACCCACGGCTCAAGGTGGTCGAGTGCAAGCCGTCAGCCGACAAGTTCGTGCGCGCCCAGCCCGTCGCCGCTGCGTGGAAGGCGGGCCGTGTGCGCACACCGGTGGCGGCTGCGTGGCTACCCGACTTCGTGCACGAGCTGGGCGCCTTCACCGGGGTGAAGGACGCGCACGATGACCAGGTGGATGCGCTGGCGCACGCCTGGTCGTATGCAGAGCAGATGCCCGTGGCGGTGAAGAGCCGCGCTGTGTCGAGCGGCGAGCGTCGTGCGATGGATGGCTGGTAAGCGCGGTCTATTCGCTCTTTTGCGGCCGTGGCGGCCCCTGCGGGTGGCGACTGTACCCATAGGGTAGGGCCCCAGGTTCGGCTGCCTCCCTCAGCCGACCGCGCGCAGCGCTTCGCAGACGCGGCGCGCCTCCCGGGGTCCGCCCTCTCTCTACGGAGACCTCGCGCCATGGCGTACACCCCGAAGACCGGCGACGCGCTCGCCCAAGACATCGCGTTCCGCATCTCGAGCGTGGCCACGCTGGCAGCGCTCAAGGCCATCCCCGCCAAGAAGCGCCACGAAGGTCTCGTCAAGCTGGTCGAGGCCGACAACTCGCTCTGGCGCTTTCACTCGTCGTCGTCGCTGACGAACGACAACGCGCTCGTCGCCGCGCCCGACTCGGGCTCTGGCCGGTGGCTGCTCTGCCCCGGCACGGTGACGCTGCGCCTGCCGATCACCTACGCGACCGCCGACGCCACGGCGCTGCTCACCCTCCAGGCCGGGCAGGAGATGTTCATCCGGCAACTCTATTGGGAGGTGTCGACGAACTTCACCGGTGGCTCGTCGAGCGCCATCGGCGTGTCATCGAACAAGACCGCCTTTACGACCAAGGGGGATCTGCTCGGTGGCGCCACCGGCGACGTGGCCGCGACACTGCTCGCCGCGAGCTCCCCCGCCGTCGGCACCGTGGGCGCTGGCGCCGACTCGCTGGCTAAGCTGCGCAAGATCTTTGTGGCGACCGACACGGTGCGCTTCGACCGCATCACCTCGGCGTTCACCGCTGGCGCGGGCAACGTCTGCGTCGTGGTCGACCTCCTGAAGAACGCGGGTGCCTGATGTCGGCGGCGCAAGAGCGGCTGAAGCTCTCTGCGAAGAAGCTCGCCGTCGTCACGCCTGACGACGCCGCCGACCTCACCACGACGACCACGGCGCTGTGGGTCGGCACGGGCGGCGGCAACGTCGCCATCATCGCGGCCGACGACAGCTCGTCGGTGACCATCACCGGCGTGCCCGCTGGCACGCTGCTGCCCATTGCCGCCAAGCGTGTGAAGTCCACCGGCACCACCGTGTCGGCCGGCAACCTCATCGCTCTCTACTGACACGATGGCCTCGCAGGCCGACAAGGCCAACGGGGCCACGCCGAAAGCGGCAGAGCGCAAGCGGCTGACCGAGCCCATGATGGGCCCGTCGCCGCCGCGCGACCTCTACCTCGCGCGCATCGGCTCGTCGCTGACGCCGAGGCGCATCAGCAGCATCCTGTCGCTCTGCGACCAGGGGCAGCCGGCGCAGTACCACGACCTGCTGAACGAGCTTCGGCAGAAGGACGGCCACCTGCATTCCGTCTTGCAGACGCGCGAGAGCGCGCTGCTCGCCGCAGGCTGGACCATCCAGGCGCCCGAGGTCAAAGAGGAGACGCGCGAGCTGGCCGAAGAGGCCGCAGCCTACTGCCGCGAGGTGGTGGCGGCGCTCGCCAACTTCGAGCCATCCGTCTCTCACCTCGCCGATGCGCTCTACAAGGGCTATGCGGTCTGCGAGGTCATCTTCGAGCGTCGTGGCAAGTGCGTGGTGCCCGTCGCGCTCGAGCCGAAGCAGGGCCGCCGTTTTGCCTTCGACCAAGAGAGCCGGCTGCGCTGGTACGACGACGGGCTGAAGCCCTTTCCCGGCGACGACTTTCTCACCGAGTATCCGCGCAAGTTCCTGGTGCATCAGCCCCGGGTCACGGGCGATAGCCCTGTGCGCGAAGGTCTCGGCCGCATCCTGTGCTGGCTCGCCTGCTTTCGCAACTGGGCCTGGCGCGACTGGATGCTGTTCAGTGAGCTGTACGGCAAGCCGTGGCGCATCGTGCAGCTCGACCGCACGAAGGCGCAGGACGAGGACGAAGAGGCCGCGAGGCAGATCGTCAACGACGCCACGTCGTCGACCGCGCTGCTCATCTACGACTCGATGACGCTCGATATCCGGTGGCCCGAGGCTGCCGGTGGAGCGCAGGCCACGCCGTCGCCGCAGATCATCAGCACGGCAGGGCAGGACATGAGCCTCGCGGTGCTGGGGCAGCTCGGCACGACGGGCGACGTGCAGAACGGCCTCGGTGGCAAGGGCGACGCGCGCGAGCGGGTGCGCCGCGACTTGCTGAAGGCGGACGACCGCGCGATGAGCGCGACGCTTCGTCGGCTGCTCGCCACCATCGTGATGCTCGGGCCCTTCCCCATGGGCACGCCCGTGCCGGTGCTGTCGTTCAACACCGAGGACGCGCTCGACACGAAGGGCTTTCTCGACACGATCAAGGTCGCGACCGAGGTGGGCGTGCAGGTGCCCGTCGCCTACGTGCACGACCAGACCGGCATACCGCGCCCGGTCGACGATGAGCCGGTGCTCGGCAGCGGCGTCGGCGCCACCATCGCCGAAGAGCCCGAAGAGGACGACGAGCCAGCGTCGGAGCCCATGCCCGACGAGGGCGAGGGCGACGAGGGCGAGGGCGACGAGCCCGAAGGCGACACCGAGGAGCCGGCGGACGGCGAAGACTGATGCGGCTATCCGAAGTGCAGCAGCGCGTGCGGGCCGCCCGCCAGCGCAGCCTGCGCATGGCCGCAGCGGTCGACGAACTGCACCTTGACGAAGCGCGCAGGCAGCTCGGCCGCCTGGTCGAGACGGTGCAGCGGGACGGCTGGCTGGCGCCGCACGAGCGGCAGCTCGCCATCCTCACCAGAGACGTGACGCTCGCGGCGGCGAGGCAGATGGCATCAGCCGCCGCCGAGCACGCAGAGCAAGAGCTTGCGCCCATCGACGACGAGGCGCTCAGGCTCGCCCGCAAGGCGCGCCGCATCGCCGTCGACGAGAGCGCCATCACGCGGCTGTCGGAAGAGATGGCCGACCGCATCGACGCGCTGCTCGACGTATCCGACGAGCCCCACGTCGACCTTGCTGCGCAGAGCTACCAGTTCGAACGCATCGTGCAGACCGAGGCGTGGCGTGCCTACGGGCAGCAGCGCCGGGCGCTCGAGACTGACCTTGCGCTGGGCGGCTTTGGCCGCACGCAGCGCACCGCCCAGCGAGACGGCACGCTGATTGTGATCGCCGTCGAGTGGGACGCCTGGCTCGACAAGCGGACGTGCTCCCCATGCGCACAGCATGACGGCGCGCTGCGCCCTCTCGGCATGACCTTCTCGGGCGGCATCGAGTCGCCTCCGCTGCACCCGCGCTGCCGCTGCATCGCTGGCTACTGGCCCGTACCGATCCCGGTGTGACGATGACCGCACAGAACGACGTTTTCACCCGCGACATCTTTGGCTCGCAGGCGATGCGCGCAGGCTCGCTCGACGAGGCGGCTCGCACCTGCGAGTTCGTCGCGTCGACCGAGACCATCGACGCCCACGGCACGGTGGTGAAGCAGGACTGGCGCCTCGACCGCTTCAGCGCCAACCCCGTCGTGCTCTTCAACCACGACGCGCGCTGCCCCATCGGCACGGCCGAGGTGAACGTCGCGACCGGCGAGGCCGGCCCCACGCTGCTCGCCCGCGTGAAGTTCGCGACCGGCGACGAGATGGCCGAGCGCTGCTGGTCGCTCGTCAAGCAAGGCGTGCTGCGCGGCATGAGCGTCGGCTTTCGCCCAGGCCGCGCCGCCTACGAAGACCGCGATGGCCGCGAGGTCGTCGTGCTCGAGAACCCCGAGCTCTACGAAGTGAGCATCTGCTCGCAACCTTCAAACCCCGACGCGCTCGCACGAGAGCAAGTCGAGATCCTCAAGAGGAGCCTCATGGCCAATCCAAACAAGAAGGGCGAGCAGGTCACCGAGCCGGCCGCCGCCGACGCAGCCACCACCGACAAGCGCGACGCTGCCCCCGCCCCTGCGCCCGCCGTGCAGACCACCGTCGACAGCGTGAGCCGCACCGAGCACGACGCCGTGGTGCGCGCGCTGCAATCGACCATCGAGCAGAAGCAGGCCGCCGTGGCCGCTGCCGACGAGCGCGCGGCGAAGGCCGAAGAGCGCGCCGCCGCTGCCGAGCAGCGCATCAAGCAGCTCGACGGCGAGCGCCTCGCCCGCAAGGTCGACGACCTGGTGGGCAAGAAGATCACGCCCGCCCAGCGCGAGACCTTCCTCTCGCTGGCGCAAGAGAACGAGCGCTCGTTCGACGCCATCGTCTCGACGCTGCCCGACATCGGCACCGCGCCCGGCGTGCAGGTGATCCCCGACAAGGCCGGCGAGGTCCGCGCGACCGATGCGGTCGAGGACGCGAACGCCCAGAAGATCAAGCAGCTCGTGCACGAGCGCATCAAGCAGACCGGCGAGAGCCGCTTCGTTGCCATGCGCAATGTGATGCTCGCCCACCCCGAGCTCTGCCCGGCCTGACCCACGCTTGGCCGCTGTCAGCAATGGCGGCGGCCTCCCCACTTCCTTCGCTTACCGGAGCCTTCGCACATGGCCTTCCTTCCCAACTACACCGAGTCCGGCAACGGCCTTTACGCCGACTTCGCCACCACCTCGTCGGTCGCCATCACCAAGGGGCAGCTCGTCTGCTTCGGCGCCGACGACGACACCATCACCGGCACCGCCGACGTGAACCTCGCCTTCGCCGTCGCGATGGAAAACATCGTTTCGGGCGACGCTGGCGCCACCAAGCGCTGCAAGGTGCGTCTGCTCGGCCACGCCGTGGTGCCCATGATCGGCAACGGCACCGTCACCCGCGGCAAGCTCGCCGTCGCCGTCGCCACCACCGGCAAGGTGACCGACACCGGCGCGACGCCAGACGGGCGCACCGTGATCGGCCGCTTCCTCGTCTCGTCGGCCACCGACGGCGACCTCGTGCCGGTGCTCATCTGACAACGCCTCGCGTCGCCGCTGTCAGCAATGGCCGCGGCGACGCCGAACACCCTTCCTTAGCTTCTGCTCACAGGGGACCAGCCATGCCTTCCTTCGTCGGCTCCCAGCTTCACTTCGACCGGCCGCTTGCCAACTTCGCGACCGAGTACTCCAACCACGAGCTCATCGGCCTCTCCCTCTGCCCCGAGGTGATGGTCGAGAAGAAGAGCGACAAGTTCTTCAAGCGTGCCAAAGAGAACAGCGTCCGCTACCAGAACCCCAAGATCGGCCACCTCCAGGTGCCGCCCGAGATCGAGCAAGAGGTCTCGACCGACTCGTTCGTGTGCGAGGACTACGGCTTCATGGGCAAGCTCGCCCTCGACAGCGAGGCGAACGCCGACCCGCCGCTCTCGCTGCGCCAGGACATGGCGGCCGACCTTGCCGCTCGCCTGCGCCTCGCTCAGGAGGTGCGCATCGCGACGCTGCTCACCACCTCGGGCAGCTACGACTCGGGCAACGTGCAGACGCTCACCGGCTCTGACCGGTGGGACTCGTCCGGTGGCGGTGACCCGCTCGCCGTCATCGACACGGCGCGCGCCAGCGTGTGGCCCGGACCGCGCACCAAGCTGGTGGCGTTCTGCGGCATCGACGTGTGGCTGAAGCTCAAGCGCCACCCGCAGATCCTCGACCTCGTGAAGGGCGGCGCGACCACCTCCGACGCGGCCATCGTCAGCAAGCAGAAGTTCGCCGAGCTGATCGAAGTCGACGAGTTCGTGGTGGGCGAGGCTCGCCAGATCGCGACGAACCCCGGGCAGACCTCGGCGTCCACCCGCGTGTGGGGCAAGTACTTCGGCATCGTGCGCGTCTCGATGGGGCAGCCCTCGACCCGCACGCTGCACTTCGCGTCGTCGTTCGCCTTTGGCGGGCTGAACATGCAGACGTGGATCGAGCAGGCGCCGGGCCTCATGGGCGCCTACCTCGCGAAGCTCACGCACTCGACCGATGAGAAGGTCTGCGTCAACGACGCGGGCGCCCTCATCGTCTCGCCCATCTCGTGACGCTAGTGGCCCGGCTGCACAGCGGCCGGGCATACAGCCACCATGGCCAAACCTAACAACGCCGCCGCCGCATCCATCCTCGCCGCCCAGCCCGACGCCTCCGAGCCGCTCGCCACGAGCGCGCCCGAGGACTCGCCGGGCAAGGCGCCCACGAAGCCCGCGCAGCCCATCGGGCCCGCGCCCCTGCCCGAGATACCCGCCCGCGCCGACGAGCCGATGGCGGGGCTGCCAGGCACCGTCAAGTGCATCGTCTCGCACGGTGTGCTGCGCCGTGGCGGCAAGGTGTACGAGACCGACAGCATCGTCTCGCTGCCTCGTGAGGAGGCGCTCGAGCTGGTGGCCCACGGGGTCGTCAAGCTCGTGCGCGTCGTCGCGGGCGACTGACCGCAATGGCCTACTTCACGCAGACCGACCTCGAGAACGCCGTCGGCGCCGACATCGTGCTGCGCCTGCTCGACGACGACAACGACGGCACCGCCGACGCGACGGCGCTGGCCGCTCTCCAGGCCGACGCTGACGCTGAGGTGAACGGCTACCTGACGCGCCTCTACACGGTGTCTGCGGTGCAGGCGTCGCCCCCGGCGACCGTGCGCCGCATCGCTGTCGACGTGGCCATCCAGCTCGCCTACCTGCGTCGCCCGTCGTTCCTGAACGATCGCGGTGAGACGCCGTGGGAGACGCGCTACAAGCGAGCGGTCAAGCTGCTCGAAGACATCGGTCGTGGCAGCTTCCGGCTCGACATCGACGACGCGCCCGCGCGGCCCGCCAACGTGAAGAGCGCCGGTGCCTACACCGGCACGCACGACAACGAGACGGCCATCGGCGAGGGCGTCTTCAAGGACGGCTTCGGCCAGTTCTGATGTTCGCCATCGAGCTCGATGTTGACGCGGTGAATGACGCCTTCGCGCGTCTTCGCTCGTCACTGCGCATCGCCGGCTGGGACGCCATCGCAGCGGCGTCGAAGGCGTCGCTGTCTCGCATCTCGGGCGGCGCGTACTTCAAGAACCGCACGGGCAAGACCGCCAAGAGCTTCTCGATCGAGCGCTCTGGCGAGTGGCAGGGCGCCATCGTGTCGCGCTCCCCCGTCGCCGCGTTCATGGACCGTGGCACCAAGCCTCACCCCATCGTGGCGAGGCGCGCGCGTGCGCTGCGCTTCACCATCGACGGGCGCACCATCTTTGCTCGCAGCGTGCGTCACCCAGGCACCAAGGCTCGGAACATCGCCGAGACCGAGGCCGGGCTGCTGCCAGCCGAGCTGCACGCCGCGCTCACCCAGCAGGTGACCGGCGCGGTCTCCTCCCTCTGATGGCATCGCTCATCTACGACAACGCAAAGAAGGCGTTTCTCGACGGCACCATCACGTCGGGGTCGACCATCAAGGCGATGCTCGTCGGCACCGGCTACACGGCCGACGCGAGCCACGTCTACGTCTCGTCTGCCTCTGGCTACGAGCTGTCTGGCACCGGCTACGCGGGCGGTTACGGCGGCAGCGGCCGAAAGACGCTGGCGAGTAAGACAGTGACCGTCGACAGCGTGGAAAGCCGCGCCGTGTTCGACGCTGCCGACCTCACCTGGACCAGCATCAGCGCCGGCACCGCCGCTGCCGTGGTGCTGGTCGTCGAGACGGGCGGCTCTGACGCGACCAGCTTGCTCGTCGCCTATTGCGACATCCCCGACTACGTGACCGACGGCGGCAACCTCGCGGTGACGTGGCCCGACAGCGGCATCTTCTGGCTCGGCTGACCCGTGGTCTACCCCGCATCAGCCAGCGCGACGTTCGGGCTCCAAGACCCGGCGACGCCAGAGCCGACGCGCAAGCTCATCCACGGCGGCATCAAGCTCGCCCCCGAGCCCCCCGCGATCGGCGCGAACCTGCTGTCGCGCTGCGACCCGTGGGCGAACGAGGCGCTGCCGTTCTTCGCGCACGCCATCAACGAACGCCTCGGCCTCGCCTACCAGCGAGCGATGGCGGGCCAGGCGCTCGTCGACAGCAACAAGGCGTGCGTCGAGACGGCCTACTGTGACCCGGGGCCGTACCTCGGCGCGCAGTCGCTCAGGCTGCCGTTGCTCGCCATCTTCCCGGTGCGCGGCAAGGCGGCCGAGATGACGCTGGCGCGAGAGCGCGCCGACACCACCTACCGCGTGGTGTACCTGCTGCCCGCGCTGACGTGGGAGCAGGGCAAGCGCATCTACCCGCTGCTGCACGCCGTCGCCCACCTGCTGCACCTGTGCACCGAGGAGGGTGGCCTCGACACCTACCAGTCGGGCCGGCGCGTGTGGGACGAGGCGAACACCACCGAGGTGTCGTTCGAGGGCTGGGAGATTGGCCCGGTCGCTGGCGATGACAGCTTCAAGCCGCACCTCGCCATGCAGGCAGAGATGCGCGTGCGCCTGCACGACCGCTGGGACGCGAGCACCGCACGCCCGCTGTGGCGATACGACCTCACCACGACCAGCGGCGACAACCCCGACGCGCAGATCGATCCCTTCATCGAGGCGCGCGTGCAGGCTTCCACATGAAACAGCGTGACTTCGTTCTGAACTTCCTCGCTGTCGACAACACCAACGTCGTCGACCCCATCCGGCTCGAGCAGGGCGTGCGCTACGTCATCGGCAAGCGCTACGACACCGAGCAGGAAGCCGACGTGATCGATCGAGAGCGAGGACGCATCGTCGTGTCGAGGCGGCTGATGCCGCATGTGCGCGGCTTCTTTGCCAAGGCGGTGCGCACGGGCGAGCTGCTCTGCGCAGACCGCGAGACCGCAGACGCGCTCGGCGTGGCGTTCAAGCCGCCGCCCGCGTCGCCTGCCGACGGCTGACCTTTCCGCCTTCCTTACCCCCTTAGCTTCCTTCCTTTGCTGTCAGGAGACACGCAATGTCGCTTGCACTTTCGCTGACGGGCATCGACTCGTCGAACCCTCTGCCGGGCATCTACGCAGAGATCCGCTTTGCCCAGGGCAGCGCTGGCGGCGACACGAGCCCGAAGCGCTGTCTCATCATCGCGCCGAAGACCTCGGCCGGGTCGATCACCGTCGACACGCAGGTGGTGGGCCCCATCAGCGACGAGGCCGACGCCATCACCTACTGCGGCACCGGCTCCCCGGCCCACCGCATGGTGCGCGCGTTCCTCGCCGTCAACAAGACCGCCGAGCTCTACGTCATCTGCCCCACGGCGGCGACGGGCACGGCCGCGGTCGAGAAGGTCACCTTCGTGAACGCCGCCACCGGCGCGGGCGTCGCGTCGGTGTACCTGTGCGGTGAGAAGATCAGCATCGCCATCGCCAACGGCGACGCCATCGCGACGATGGCCACGAACCTGGCGCAGGCCATCAACAACATGACCTGGCTGCCGGTCACCGCGTCGGCCGCCCTCGGCGTCGTGACCATCACCGCGCGCATCGCCGGTGAAGAGCTGAACACGATGCGCATCCGTGCGGAGATCACGAGCGGCATCACGACGACCATCTCGCCCACGTCGGATATCCCATTTGGCACCTCCGGTGTCGGTGGAGCGACGGCGGGCATCGGCACCATCAGCTACACGTCCGCGCTGGCCACCATCCTCGCCAAGAAGTTCCACTACATCGTGCCGCACTACATGTGCGCGCACGACGGCTCGACCCCGTGGGCGGCGACGCCTGGCACCTCGGTGCCGGTCGACGCGCTGCTCGACCAGGTGAGCACGCAGGCCGAGCCGTCGACGGGCTTTCGGCAGAAGGTCATCGTGGGCGCGGCGCTCACCCCGAGCAATGCGAACACGCTGGCGTCGAGCGTGTGCAACCGGGCTCGCTGCCGGGTCATCAACCAGGAAGAGGCGCCCGAGGAGCACTACGTGCTCGCCGCCAAGGCCGCCGCTGTGCTGATGAAGTATGAGCTCAGCGACCCGTCATACAACTTCGACTTCTTCGGCACGAAGGACGGGCAGACCTTCCCGGTCAAGCGCGCCTACAACGACAGCGCGGTGCCCACCAGCACCGAGCTGAAGTCGATGCTCAACAACGGCGTCACGCCCGTTGCGGTGAGCGAGACGGACAACTGCTACATCGCGCGGTCGGTCACGACCTACTGCAAGAACGGCAGCAACTACGACTACCGCGCCCGCGACAGCATCGTGGTCGCCGTCGGTGACAAGTTCGTCGACGACCTCGTGGCCAAGCTCGCCGCGGCGCCGTGGACGAAGGTCACCACCGACCCGCCCGAAGGCGGCAAGGAGCCGCCAGCCGACTTCGCGACGCCTAAGCGCGTGAAGGCGATCGTCGAGACGCTGGTGTTCGACTACCGCGACGCGGGCTGGCTCGACCCGGGCAAGGTCGCAGACCTCATCGCGTCGATCCAGGTGGGGCAAGACCCGGTGGTGCCGAGCCGCATGAACATCTCGCTCCCCATCTACTCGGCCGTGCTGCTGCACCAGTTCGGGCTGCTCGTCAAAGAGGCAAGCCCCGCCACCTGACCCACGCTCTTCGCTTACCAGACAACTGCTTACCAAAGGCTCGTGCGCGCACCCCGCGTGACGGGCCTTTGCTTTTCCGAGGTTCCGCCATGGCTTCGCTCCAGACGTATGAGAAGGGCGCCCTGTTCGCCGACGGTCAACTGCTCGCCGAGGTCATCAACTTCTCGGTGTCGATCGACTCGAAGGCGCAAGAGATCAACACCATGCAGAAGGGCTTCGCCGGCATGTCGCCCGGCAGCGAGATGACGCAGATCGAGGTGACCTCGGCCATCCCGCGCGCCGGTGTCGAGTACGAGTCGCTCGCCAAGCTGCAAGGGCTCAAGGTGGTCGAGATGGTGCTGTTCGCTGGCGCCAAGAAGTCGTCGACCAAGGGCTACATCACCAACATGCAGATGCAGTTCGGTGCTGACCGCGCGAGCGAGGTGTCGTTCACGTTCAAGGGCAGCCCCATCGAGCAGACCTCGTTCTGAGCTGACCCATGGCTCTACCCGACAAGAGCATTCCCGCTGCCGGCCTGTTCGCGAGCGTCATCTCTCGCGGCAGGCTGCCCAACGCGACGGTCGACTTTCCGCGCTACGACGCCGAGGGCAAGGCCGTCGCGCAGGTCTACGTGCGCGTGCTCACGCAGAGAGAGCAAGACCTCGCCCGCGCCAACGCCTGCAAGTACGTCGCCGACGTGCTCTCGGGCGCCCGCAACGAGGTCAAGTGGAAGCCCGACGAGCTCGAAGACAACGCGCTCGCGGCCGAGATCCTCGCGGTCTCCTGTCGCAACGCCGACGACCCGGAAAAGCCGTTCTTCCAGCACGGCATCATCGACGCGCGCGACCACTGCACGCCCGACGAGCTGGGCATCCTGCTCGCGGTCTACGCGGGGCTACGCGAGAAGCACTACCCGGCGCTGCGCACGATGAGCGAAGACGAGATGTGGGCGTGGACGAAGGTGCTCGAGGAGGGCGCCGACGCGTTCCCTTTCTCCAGGCTCTCGCGAGCGAAGCTGGAGGGCTATTGCGTGTGGGCCGCGAAGTCCTTGGCCTCCCTGGCTCGTGTGCTGACTGGCACGATGTCGAGCACCTCGCCGTCTTCGCCCTCCTCCGATCTGCCCGGCGCAAGTTCCCACTGAAGTGAATGGCCACCCCAGCCGTCAGAATCGATCTTGTCATCGGTGGCCGAGGCGCCGTCGACCGGGCGCTCGCCTCGGTGTCGGCGACGGCCAAGCAGCAAGCCGCCGCACAGGCGCAGGCTGCCCAGAGCGCCGCTCGCGCCACTGCCGATGCGCAGATCCGTGAGGCAGACCGTGCCGCGCAGGCAGCCTCGCGCACCAACCGAAGGCTGGCGCTCGAAGACGCGCGCATCCGTGAAGAGGCCATCAAGCGCACCGCTCGCGAAGCGGAGAAGTCGGCCCGCGACACCGCCAGGGTCACTGCGAAGGCGCAGCAAGAGGCGACGCGCGCGGCGGCCAAGGCCGCTGCCGAGGCCAACGCTCGCATCAGCCAGCGGCGAGACTTCTACGGGCAGGTGGGGCAGGGGGCCGCGTCTGGATTCAAGAAGGGCGTGGGCGCCGTCGTCGGCGTCGCCGGGCTTGCGACAGGCGGGCTCGGTGTCGGCATGGTGCAGGATGCCGTCAAGTCGCAGATGGATCTCGAACAGCGCGCGGCGCTGCTCGAGAACGCGACCGGCCTGAAGAAAGGCGGGCCACCGGGCAAGCAGTTCGACTTCGTACGGTCGGCCAAGGACATCTCCAACGCCACCGGCGTTGGCGCAGGTGAGGCGCTCGGGGCGTTCGAGAAGATCGCAGGCAAGGCCGGCACGGCGGGCGTCAACGTCGTGAAGTCGGAGATGATGGAGCTGTCCAAGATCGCCGTCGGCGCCGGTGTGAACATCACCGACCTCGGCGACGTGCTGGGCACCCTCGTCAACCGAGGCGTCGAAGGCAAAGACCTTGTGAACACCGTCGAAGCGCTGGTGCAGCAAGGCAAGGACGGTGCGGTCGAGTTCAAAGACCTGGCCACGCTGCTCGACGCATCGTCAGGCGCGCTCGGCAAGTTCAACATGCAGGCCGGCAAGCGCATCGCCGTCGCTGGCGGCCTGTCGCAGATGGCGCGCACGTTCGGCCGCAAGAGCGCCGAAGAGGCCACTACGTCGGTCAACGACTTGGCGACTGACCTCGGCGGCAAGGCCGACATCATTCAGGCGCTCACCGGTGCCAAGGTGGTCGGCTCAAAGGTCGTCGGCGGCGAGAAGCAGAAGATCCTGAAGGGCGGCGTCGAGGTCGGCACCGACGAGACGCGCGCGCAGCTCCGCGATGTGACCGTGCTGCTGCCAGAGATCATCGACCGCGCGGTGAAGGCGGGCAACGCCGGCAAGATCACCGGCCAGGGCGGCATCTTCACAGGCACCAGCGTGGCCATCGTTGCACCGCTCATCCATGCGGTGACGAAAGGAATCACCAAGAACCGCGAGGGCCGCTACGAGCTGGCGCAGGAGGGGCAGAAGCCCACGCTGACCGGCAAGGCTGCGGCCGAGGCGCTGCTCAAGCAGTTCAACGAGGCGGCCCCCGAAGCTGGCGCCAGCATGGAGGCGTTCAACAACGTGATGCGCACGTCGTCCAAGCAGAACGCCGTGGCGATGGAGCAGATCAAGAACGAGCTCGGCGAGTCGCTGACCGGCGCCATCAAGGAGGCGACGCCCGCCATCAAGTTGCTCGCGCAGGTGACGGCGGAAGTGGCGAAGGACTTCGCGGCGAGCCCCAAGACGATGATCGCCAAGTTCATCGCGATGACCACGCTGCTCGGCGCCGCCGAGGCGGGCATCTCGAAGGTCGTCGGCGCGATGGGGCAGAAGCTGCTCGAGCGCATGTTCCCTTCGCTCGTGCCGCAGATGACCGTGACCGCTGGCACCGTCAACGTGGCCGGTGGCCCTGGCGTCGGCGCCGCCGCTGGCGCTGGCACCGGCGCGGGGGGCACGGCAAGCAAGGTCGGCAACGCGATGGCTGTTGCTGGCGCTGGGCTTGCTGGCTGGGAGGTTGGCCAGGCGGTTGTCGGTGACATGGACAAGGGCCTGCGCAAGCAGGATGCGCGCGCCACAGCGCGCGAGGCCAACGCGACGACGCTGGCCAGCAGGCTGCGCATGGGGACCGCCACGCAAGATGACGTGACGGCCGCTCAGAAGCTCCTCTCCGACCTGAAGGGCGAGAAGGACAAGGGCGTCGGCACGCGCTTCATCGAAGGCGCGACGGCTGGTGCTCGCGGCCTTGCCAACGGCGACGTGACGCTCGCCAACATCGCATCGCTGATGCCGGGCGTGGCGCTTGCCCGTGGCGTTGTCGAGGGCGGGCTTGCGACGCAGCAGGCTGGCAACGACAAGAACGCAGACGCGGCCATCGCCGAACTGCAAGCGGCGCTCGCCAACCCCAAGCCCGTCACGCTGGCGCCAGGCGCCACGATGACCGTCACCATCGGCAACGTGAGCGACATCGCCTCGGCTGTCGGCAAGGGTGGCGGCAGAGACCCGGCAGCGCAGCCCATCGTGGGGCAGTGACGCATGGCCATCGCGAAGAAAGACGAGCGCCCGCTCGACATGGGCGCGCTGATGCTCACGGCGAAGTTCCGCGATGCGGAGTTTCCCGTGGTGTCGTGGTCGTTCTCGTTCGACCACGCACACGCACAGCACCTCTTCCCCGACCGCGACGCCGGCATCATCGAAGCGACCGGGCGAAACCCAGCGCGCTACCAGTTCAACGCGACCTTTCGTGCCGGGCTGATGGACCGCAAGCTCATCTACCCCGACCTGTGGCGACTGTTCGCCGCCGCCTGCCTCGACCGCTCGACGGCCACGCTGGTGCATCCCGAGCTGGGCGAGGTGTCGGCCAAGTGCGTGAGGCTCGAGACCTCGTTCGATCCGAACAGGCGCGACGGCGTGGATTGCAGCGTCGAGTTCGTGGAGGCGAGCAGCACCGAAGACGAGCTTGACTCGGTGCTCAAGTCGCAGTCGCCCACGGCGTCGGCTGCTGGCGCGGCGCTCGACCTCGACAGCGCGCTCGGCTCGATACCGAACATGCCCGAGCTGCCCGAGGAGCTTGGCCCATCGGCGCTCGAGTCTATCCGCAAGCTCTCCGGTGCCATCGCGTCGGTGAAGGCAGGCGTTGGCAACATCGCCGGCACCATCGACAGCTACCTGTCGGCGCTGACGCAGCTCCAAGAAGAGATCGCCTCGCTCGACGACCCGTCGTCATGGCCCGCCATCGAGGCGTGCGAGCGGCTGTTCGTCTCGCTGCTCGAGGTGGCCGACGACGCCACCCGCAAGTCAAAGCCAGTGGCGCCCGCTGTGGTCGCTGCCACGGCGTCACCGTCGGCCGTCGCCGACTTCTTCCGCATGAAGCTCGATGACTTCCTCGCGCTGAACCCACGTGTCGCATCTCGCACCGAGGTCGAGGCGGGCACCGAGGTCTTCGTGTACCTGGCAGAATGACGTTCCCCGAGCTCGATAAGGTCGAGGTGCGCAGGCTCGACAAGAGCGAGCGCGTGTTCGACACATGGGAGTCGCTCACCATCACGAGCGAGTTTCTGACCCCGTGCGACACGTTCCGCCTGTCGTGCGGCTCGGAGGCGGCGGGCGTCGACCTGGCGCGCGAGCTTCCGGTGGGCTCGCATGTGCAGATCCTCGTCAACGGCTACCCGCAGATCACCGGCTACGTGGATGCGTGCGAGGTCGAGAACGACTGGGGCGGCACGCGCGTGACGATCGAGGGCAGGGATGCGCTGTCGCTCATCGTGGACGGCAACGTCGACCCGAACCTCCAGATACCGAAGAACGTCACGATCATGCAGCTCTGCGAACTGGTCATCAAAGGCCAGTACATGACCGACTTCGGCTTCATCCCGCAGAACGATAGCCGGGTGCTCGCCCGTGGCACCAAGACGGGTGAGAAGACGAAGGAGTGGAAGGGCAGCCGGCACAAGCGCACAGACCCGCTCAAAGAGGTCACGCCCAAGGACAACGAGGGCGCCTTTAGCTACCTGTCACGCATCTTCACACACCACGGCTATTGGCTGTGGGCGAGCGTTGACGGTCAGTATGTCGTGGTCGCCGGGCCCGACTACGAACAGCCTCCCAGCTACGAGCTGGTGAAGCGCTACGACACGAGCGGCAACGGCGGCACCGGTGCGGCAAACAACGTGCTGCGCTCTCGCGCAAGGCTCGACCAGACCAGCGTGCCCAGCGTCGTGTACGTGCGCGGCGTCTCGTCGTCGGCTGGCGCCAAGGGCAAGGTCGTGGGCTTCGCACAGGACAGCCGCGTGCTGCCGCTGAAGCCCGCGTTCATCAAGGACCAGAACGCCACGACGCAGGAGAAGGCCGAGCGCATCGCGCGGTCGTTTCTCGCGAGGCAGCAGCGCAACTTCGCCACCTACGAATGCACCGTCGCCGGCTTCACCGACCGCGTGACCAAGGGCATCTACCAGGTGGACGCCACGGCCAAGGTCGTCGACGAGGTGGCCGGCGTCGACGGCATCATGTGGATCGAGTCGCGCACGTTCCGCAAGGACCGCTCGAGCGGCACGGTCACCGACCTGAAGATGATCCCCTGCGGCACGCTGGTGCTCGACTGGCAGCCGGGCGAGCCGGTGCCCGCCGTCATCGACCTCGCCTCTGCACACAAGAAGACCGGCGAGGACTCGCCCGCCAATGGCGAATTCATCTTCGGCAATCCGCAGACGGTCACGTTCATGAAAGCGCGTGTGTGATGTTCTTCGACGTGGCCGACATCTTCGAGTCGAAGTGGGCGAGCGACGAGTCGGGCGGCGAGCTCGAGGTGCTCACCTGCGGCCTTCGCCCATCGGGCGAGAGCGAGGGCACGAACGAGCGCGACGCCGAGGTGTGGCAGCAGTACGGATTCACCTCGCGACCCGCTGCGCCCGACGGCGACGGCAAGTGCCAGGCGCTCACCGCAGAGATTGGCGGACGCAAGGCGGTCGTCGCCACCCGCGACACGCGCGGCCCGGCAAGCCACGGCGCCCTCAACGCAGGTGACGTGGCGCTTTGGTCTATCGGCAAGAACGCCGTGCGCTGCAACGCAGACGGCAGCATCGCTCTGCTCAAGCAGGGCGCCGAAGAGGACAGCGGCATCGTCATCGACAAGGACGGCGCGCTCTCGATCTTCACGCCGTTCGGCATCATCCAGCTCAATGCCGACGGGTTTGCCGTCATCCTGAAAGAAGGCGGCGTCTCGCTGTCTCTGTCGCCGAAGGACATCACGATGCTCGGCCCGAAGTGCTCGATCTCGACCGGGACCGTGGCCCTCGGTGTGGGCGCCGCCGTGCCGCTCGGGCTCCAGCCGACCGTGGTGCCCACCGGCACCGTGTCGCCAGCGTTCGCCGTCACCAAGCCGACGCCCAACATCTTCGTGTGAGTCGCCGTGGCCTCGCGCTGCAAGCTCCCCAGCATCCCGCTGCCGGGGTTGCCCTCGCTGTCGATCGACCTGCCGCTGCCGTCGCTGCCCATCCCCAAGCTGCCCGACCTGCCCGGCGTCAAGCTGCCGTCGATACCGCTGCCCGGCATCCCGTCGCTCACGCTCGACCTGCCGCTGCCCAGCATCCCGCTGCCGAAGCTGCCCGACCTGCCCGGCGCAAAGCTCCCCAGCATCCCGATACCGGGCCTGCCGTCCCTCTCGCTCGACATCCCATTGCCGAGCATCCCATTCCCCAAGCTCCCGCCCTGTCCGCTCGACCTCGTGTGACCCATGACCACGCCTGCCTACGGATTCGGCACGCAGCCTGCCGGCACCACATCGGGCGGCATCGGCACGCCGCTCGGGCTGCCGCTGCCTGGCACCACCTACGAGAGCGTTGCTGACCTGGTGGCCGCTCGCGGCTTCGACACGGCGACGTTCGACTACAGCATCGACACCGAGACGACAGCGGCGCCGCACGACTCGCTCGACCCGCTGGCGCAGCGCGTGTTTCTGCTGCTCTCGACGCGCAAGGGGCGCCTGCCGTTCGCGCGCCCTGTGGGCAATGACTTCTTCAACCTGACCCGGCGCGACGTGGACATCGGGCGCTTTGGCCCGGTGTTCGTGGCGCAGGCGCTCGCCGAGCCCATCGCCGAAGGGCTGGTCGAGGTCGAAAGCGTTGCTGTCCAGACGGACGGCGGCGCGGCTTACCTCATCGTGTCGTGGATCGACAAGAAGCGGCGGCAACTCCGCAGCACGCGCTCGGCGCTCTGAGACAACCGCATGGCAACCACCACCGCGACAATGCCCACCGCTGACTCGATGCTCGAGTCGGCGCTCAACTTCATCCGCGCTCACCTCGTGCGCAACGGCATCGGCGCAGCGAGCGCCCGCGCCGCTGTCGCCAAGGGGAGCGACCGGTGGATGACGGCGCAGATGGCCGTGCAACTCACCAGCGTCGTGCTCGCGAACAACCGCGCGCTCGAAGACGCGACCATGCCCGACACCGCCACGGGCGATGACCTCGACCGGCTGTGCGCAATCTACGGGCTCGCTCGCTCGAGCGGCGCGGGGGCCCAGGGCAACGTCACGGTCACCACCTCGGGCAGCGTCACCTTCGCGGCCGGGCAAGAGCTGACCGCCGACAGCACGGGCAAGCGCTACAAGGTCGTCACGACCACCACGGTGGGCTCTGGCGGCAGCGTGCCCATCATCGGCATCGACACGGGCAAGAGCACCAACCTCGCCGAGTCGGCCAAGATGACGTGGGTGTCGCCGCCCGCTGGCTGCTCGTCGGGCTGCGTCGTCGGCACGGGCGGGCTCACCAACGGGCAGGACGGCGAGACCGACGGCAGGCTGCGCCAGCGGCTCCTGCGCCGGCTTCAGCAGCCGCAGAACGGCGGCTCCTGGTCCCACTACCAGCAGTGGGCAGAAGACGCCTCCAGCGCCGTGCAGGGCGTCTGGGTTTACCCCGCCTTCCGGGGGCCCGGCACCGTGGGCGTGGCCATCGCCATCGAGGGCACCGCCGACAACGCCTACGACCGCGAGGCGCCCGAGGCGCTGCGCCAGCTCGTCGACGCGGCTGTCACGGGCGAGCAGCCGGAGTTCGCCGACGTGACCGTCAAGTCGGTCGTCGAGCAAGACCTGTCGGTGGCGTTCAAGCTCACCTTGCCCGAGCCCCCCTCGGGCGGCGGCAAGGGCGGCGGCTGGGTCGACCCGTCCGCTGACCGCTGGGCGAAGGCGAAGATCGGCGCCGGCAACACCAACGGCATCGTCAAGGTCACCACCGTGACCAGCACGACGGCGCTCACGGTCAATGCCTACAACGAGCCCGTCGACGGCTCGACCATCTGCGTCTATCACCAGTCGTCGCGCACCCTGTCGCGCGCCGTCGTGCTCTCGCACAGCGGCAGCGGCAGCGCAGGCGCCTGGCCCATCGTGCTCGACCGCGCGCTGTCCGACGTGTCGGTCAATGACTACGTGTTCCCGGCCTGCGAGAACGCCGAGAGCTACGCCGAGACCTACGCCGCGAGCATTGCCGCCCTGTCGCCTGGCGAGTGGACGGACGAGGCCGAGGCGCTGCCTCGCGCCTACCGGCACCCGGCGACCGAGGACGGATACCCGTCAGCCGTCACCACCATGCAGCTTGCCGCCATGCAGACGGCGCACCCCGAGGTGGTCAACGCGAGCTACTTCGCCATCGACGACGTGGTGAGCTCGTTCACGCTGCCCTACGAGCCAGACGTTGCCACCAGCGTGCAGACCGACGCGCCGAACATCTTCCGCGTCGATCGCATCGCCTTCTATCCCGAAAGCTGACCACCCATGGCCCTCCCCATTGCGCCAGAGCTTCCCAGCCTCGACACGTTTGGCGGCACCTTCAGCGACGCGAGCAGCGTGGTCGACGCAGAGACCGAGCTTGCCGCCACGCACTACAACGCGCTCATCGCGCACGTCGTCGGCATCAGCAAGACGGTGCCCAAGGCGTGGGCGCGCGTCACCATCTCGGGTGGCACGCCGACGCTTGCCGACCACAGCGCCGTGTGGGGAGACACCGTGGGCGTCGCGCCAACGCTCACCGACAACGCCGCTGGCGACATCACCGTGACGTGGGCCGCGAGCTACGACGACCTGCGCGAGAGCCCCGAGACGGCCGAGTCTCACGCGGTCCAGGTACGCGCAGCGCAGCTCTCGTGCAAGGCGGCGACGGCCATCAACCTCTCGGCAAGCTACGACCTCGTGAGCGCCGTCGCCGTGCGCTGCAAGTTCTACGACAAGACAGATGCGCTGACCGACCCGGCCGAGTTCACGCTGACGGTGTGGTGAGATGGGCTTCGGAGACTGGAGAGCGCCATTCCCGTTTCGCTTCGGCGGCGGGGCGCACAAGACGGTGCAGACCTTCTACCAGCAGGCGAGGGCCTCGCGGCCCGACATGCTGCGCGGTGGCGAGGGCACCAACGTCGACATTGAGAACAAGACGATCGCCCGCATCATGGCCGCCGCCTGGCGAGACACCGAGCGGCGCGTGGCGAGCGGCAACCCGTCGAAGCTCTCGAACGCCAGGCGTCCCGTCGTGTTTCCCGACAGCGGAGAGACCGAAGAGCTGTCAGCGCTCGAGCGCTGGGAGCGCATCTTCGGCATCGTGCCACGGCACGACCAGAGCGAGCGCTCGCGCCGCGCTGCGGTGAAGAGCCGCATGGTCTCCTACACGTCGGCCAACCTCGCCGCCGTGACCGACGCCATGATCGCCGTGTTCGGTGACTGGTTCATCTCGGTCACCACCAACAGCGTCGACGACATCGACTACGCGGGCCGCTCACCGGCCGGCAGCGTCTATGCCTACTGGTCGGCGGGCGGCCTCACCTTCTCGGCCGACTACCCGGGCCAGTACGACGCCGCTGTGCCGTGGCGGACGGGGCTTGCGATCGTGTGCATCAACATGCGCCCGCCCGCCGCCACCGAGCAGCGGGAGATCGACGCCAAGACGGGCGAGGCACTCCGCACGCTCGACGCCATGCTGCCTGCGTGGATGAGCGGCGTCGTGTCGCAGTGGGCTCCCGACCAGACGGAGCCTGGGTTCTACCTCGACGTGTCCCATATCGGCCTCACGGCCCTCTGAGCGAGCACCGCATGGCACCCACCAAGGTCTTCAGCAGCCCCAAGAACACGGGCGACCGGCTCACCGCGGCCGAGATCAACCAGCTCGATGACGAGCAGTACGCTCGACTCGCCAACGAGGGCACGAGCACACTCGCGGGCAACGCCACGATCGCCACGAGCACGCACTCGCTCTTCATCGACAAGAGCGGCGGCGGCGACTTCTACTTCTCGCACACGGTCACCGACGTGTGCGGCCCGGTCAGCTCGCCCATCGGCAATGATGCCGACTGGGACTTCGGATATGCCGCTTACTGCCAGCAGCTCGCCGCGAGCAAGACGCTGCGGTGGTGGCTGCACCTGCCGGCCACGTCGGTGCTCCAGACCATCAAGCTCTATGTCGAGAAGCCCGCCGCTGGCGCCGGCCTCCCGACGCTGCCCAAGGTGGGCCTCGCCTACGTCACCATGTCGTCGGGCGCCGTGACGGACCTGAGCGCTGGCGGCACGTCTGACCCATCAGGCAGCGAAGCGGCCTACGAGACCTACCACGCGATCACGATCTCATCGATCAACCACACCATCGCGACGGGTCGCAACTACTACATCTACTTCATCGGCGACTCGAACAGCACCGGCACCAGCGACGGGCTCAAGGTCTATCGCCCCATGGTCACCGTCGAGTGCTCGCAGGTGCGCTGGGTCTGACAGATGAGCTATCCCGCCTACCCGCCAGCCTACACCGGCACGCACATCAGGCCGTCTCGCGAGACGTGTCTGGTGGGCGAGACCGTGACGTGGAGCTTCGTCGGCACGCGCGCAGGCAACGTGCTGCGCTGGTACGTCTCCAGCGCGCCGCCCGGCTCCGAGCTCGATACGCTCGAGACCTACGCGGCCGACAACCTGGAGCTGTCCGATATCCGGCTCAAGGTCGACCAGAAGGGGCAGGCGAGCTTCGTCCCCGACGTGGCCGGGCGCTACGTCATCGCCTGCCGCGACGTGCGCGAGTGGGTCTTCGCCGCGCACTACGGCGGGCACAGCATCGAGCCCGAGGCGACGCAGCAAGACAACGAAGAGGCGGCGCTCGGCACCTACGCCCAGGCCGACACCGGCGTCACCGGCACAGCGACCGAATACACGCGCGTCTTCTGGGTCGCCGCCGAGCGCTCGCGCACCATCGGCACGACACCCGACACCGCCGTGGTCAAGATCCGCAGCTACGCCGACCGCGTGGACGACCAGTACCCGACGGAGACCGGCAACGAGTCGGTCACGCTGACTGCTGCGAACACCACGGCCGCCAAGGCGGCGGCGATGAGCTACGACGTGCTGACCGCGCTCACCGCGATCCGCAACATGGACACGACCAACCGGCTCGACGCGCGGGTGGCATTCGACCGCACCGACCTGGATGCGATCATGGCCGCGTGGCGCTCGCACTGCGCGCACACCGGCCCGACCTACGCGCTGCACGGCGCGGCAGACGGCACGAACGCTCCCGTTGGCACCGCCGCCGACTCGCTTGCCAACGCCATCGCGATCCTGAACGACATGCGCACGAAGCACAACGCCCACATCGTCAAGACGGCGGGCAGCGTGCACGCGTTTGCTGACGGGACGAACACGCTCACTGCGCCGGCCGCCACCGACTTCGACAGCGCCGTCACGCTCTGGAAAGACCTGCGCGAGAAGATGAGCTTCGGGCACTTCCTGAACTACACCGCGCACGGCATCTCTTCGGGCAACATGGTCGACGGCAACGGGAACCGCTGGCTCGAAGAGCCGAGCGACATCGCCCAGCTCTGCGAGCGCACCGACATCCTGCGCGACGACATGCGCCCTCACGTCCTGGCGACGACGCGAGAGACTGCGCACGGCACCGCCGACACCGACAACACCATCATCGGCAAGGCGCCATCGACCCCGGGCGGCTTCATCAACATGGTGAACAAGCTCGCCGACGCGCTCGAGCGGCACGCGGCCAACCTGGACGCGAACAACACGCTGACGACGCTCTATCACGACCACGGCAGCGGCGGCACGCCGACGCAGATCAAGATCCCGCTGCGCGCGGCGAACATGGCCGACGCACAGCGCGTGCTTGAGCTGTTCGTGCTGGCGCTCGAGCAGCACATGCTCGACGGCAATGCGGCCACCGACGCGCACAAGTCGCCCGTGCTGGGTGCGCATGCGCCGGTCGCCACCTACGCCGCACGCGAGGGCACGGCGCTGATGCTGCGCCTGCATGGCGCGTGGCAAGATGCGGTCAAGCAGTCGCTCGACGACCCGGTTGCGGACCCCAACGACAGCTCGCTCAACTTCAGCGATGACTGGCTGGTCAAGCGCTACGGCTGGACTTTAGGCCCCATTATCTCACGGCACCGTTGACATGCGCCGCGGCGAGGCGAGCATGCGCGCCATGCGATTTGCCACCATCGCCATGCTGCTCGTGCCCGGATGCGCCGCCGCGCTTGGGCAGGACGATGGCTTCAAGCAGAAGCTCAAGCACTGTAAGGACAAAGAATCGTGCGAGGCGCTGCTGCGCGAAGCGACAGCACGCAAGGCCAACTGCAAGGACAACACGGTTGGCTACGTGCGATGTGGAGACGCCGAGCAGGACCGGCTCTTCTTGCAGCTCGAGGTCGACAAGTACCTGAACGCCGAGCGCAAGGCGGAAGCCAGGGAGCTAGAGGAGAAGAGGCAGACCGCCGAGCGAGAGCGGCAGGAAAAGCGAGACGCGGCTGAGCAGGAGCGCAAAGACGCCAAGGCAAAGGCGGATCGAGAGCGCCTGGTGGCCGACTGGCTCTTCACGACACGGGACAGGTGCCGCCGCAAATGGGATGCGAAGGCAATCCAGCCAGGCCCGGCCGACGCGACGGAGCAAGAGAGGGGCAAGGCGCAAGATGCCTGTGAGAAGGCCGCTGCCGAAGCGGACGCGACGCACATGCGCGGCCCGCTCTCAGAATGCGTCGCTAGGTTTGTCGAGACGAACGGACTCAAGAAGCCATACAAGTGCGAGTTCCGGCCCGACGTGGTGGCCAACGTTGGTGCCGACAAGATCGCCGAGAAGGGGCCCGTCTGCGACAAGCTGTGCGCAGACGAAGGGCCCAAGGCGCTCGACGCCAAGCGCGAAGAGGAGAAGCGCCTCCGCTCTCCGGTGAAGTGCTGCGACGGCACGTCGTCGCCGTCGTGCACCTACGGCACAATGCGGCCTGGCTGCTGCTCGAATCACGGCGGCGCTTGCTGATGGTTTTGTCACAGATCGAAGCAGCATCCGATGAACGCGCCGGGCCCTGCCTGCTCGTAGGCCCACGTGCTCTCGCACTCGCTGTTCCCCTCGGACGGACATTTGCCGTTGGCCTCCGTCGATGTGCACATGGCCCAGCACGAACTGAGTGCCGGGCGCACAACACTGCACGGCTTGCTTGAGTTCTTGCAACTCGAGTTCGTGACCTTCACGCCCGTCTCGGCTTCGTACTCGTCGCACGTCAACACGACGCCGGGCTCGACCATGTTGACCGCCACGCGGTCACATGCGCTCGGCACGTCGCAGCACAGGAACGGCGCCCCCTGCTGCTTGCAGTGCTTGGTGACCCAGACCTCGAAGAATGAGTCGTCAAAGTCGGTGATGCAGCCGTAGTAACCGGGCACCCCGGCGCACTGGCCGACGGGGTTGCCAGAGTCTTCGCAGAGGTTGTAGTCCACGCCCTCGACAGGCACGGGGTAGTCAGGGCAGCCCTCGCACGGGCCCCAGCTCCCGTCGGCCTGGCACGCCTGCAAGCCGACCTCGCCAGCGATGGGGCACTCGCACCCCTGGTGCTGCCCCTCGGTGCACTCGGCAGGGCTGCCGCCTGCGCCACTAGCGCCACCAGCGCCCCCTGTAGGTGAGGCGCCCGCGCTGCCCGCCTCGCCACCAGCGCCGCTCTCTCCCGCCGCACCGCCAGCCTGTTCGCCCCCGGCGCCTGCCTGCCCGCTGGCAGCCTCGCCACCAGCAGCCTGGCCGCCAGCCCCACCCGACGCAGGCGAGCCCGCCATGGCGCCGCCAGCGCCTCCTGCGTCGCTGCCTGCGTTGCCCTGCCCAGCAGAGCCGCCCGAGCCAGCCGACGCCGGCTTGCCCGCGCTCCCCTGCGCAGCGCCAGCCGCTCCCGCCTGAGCCTTGCCAGCCTGCCCCGCCGCTGGCGCACCGGCCCCCGCCGAGGCGCCGCCCTGCGCGGCCGTAGCGGCAGGCTGGGCAGTCTCGGCCTCGTCGGACGACGAGCAGGCGAAGAGCAGTAGGGCCAGGCCCGCTGTGCGGGCCGCTTGGGCAGAGGTCATGGCGGCATCGTCTCCCGCGCGCAGGCCGCTGGGCAAGCGGCTGCACACGTCTCGCCCCTACGCCGGGCACGCCCCGGCCCTTCCCTGGCTTCTCACCCACACGAGCACGCACGCATGGCAAGCGCCCTCTTCAAGCTCTCGAGCGACGGCGGCTCGACCTACGGCACGCCCGGCGTGGCGTTCGCCGACGCGACGGCGCTCGCCTACAACGCCGCCGGCAACTACTCGATCAAGGCGCAGCTCGACAGCACCTCGGGCGTGAACACCGTGCAGTGGTCGATCACGTCCGCTGACGATGACCACGCGGGCTCGCTGCCCACGGTGACGAGCAATCCCGACAAGACGTGCTCGTTCACGGTGCCCAAGCAGGGCGGCGCGTGGCTGCTCCGCTGCCTCGTCAACAACGGCCGTGACGGCAATGGCGACGAGGACGCAGACCTCGACCAGTCGCTCGCCATCAAGGTGCTGAACAGCGCAGGCTTCCAGACCATCGCCGTGGGCGAGCGGCAGGAGGCCGGGCAGTACGGCTGGACCAAGGCGATCAACGACTTGCTTCGCGCAGGCGGCGGTGGCGGCCCGCCCACGGGCGCTGCTGGCGGCGACCTCTCGGGCACCTATCCGAACCCCACCGTGGCCAAGGTGGGCGGCGTCACGTTCACGCTCTCGGGCCTCGCGACAGGGCAGACGCTCAAGTACAACGGCTCGGCCTTCGTCAACGGGGCGCTCGACCTTGCCGACAGCGACGCGGTGACGGGCCGCCTGCCTATCGCCAATGTCGCCTACGGCACCGCGTACTACGCGCTGGTGACGAACGCCGCGGGCAACGCCACCGAGTACGCGCTCATCACCGACAACCACATCGACGCGACCGCCAACATCGACGTGACCAAGCTCGCCACGGGCGGCACGCGGTCGGTGCTCACCAGCGACGGCGCCGCCAACTCGTGGTCAGCAAACCCCGAGGTCGATTCGGTCAGCATCTACGACTCGGGCGGGCTCACGTCGCGCTCTACGCTCTCCAACCCCGCAGCCGCGACGGTGATGCTGGGCGGCGAGACCTGGTCGATCACCAAGGTGACCGGCGCCGTCATCACGCTGCGCGCGGACGCGACGGGCTACGGCGACTTTCTCACCTACTCGCGCCCGGCGTCGACCACGGTGCGCGTCGAGACGCCTTCGACCACGACGAGCGTCACGCACCGCTACGCCGCGAGCGTCGCCGGTGCTGGTGGCGGGTGGACGTTCGAGGCGCAGGCGTCGTCTGGGTCGACGGGCGGCGACATCACGCTGACGGTGGGCGCAGGCTCGACGGCAACGAACCGCGGCAAGCTCATCGTCAAGGACACCTCGGGCATCGAGGTGGCTCGCTTTGCCGGCAGCGCCTCGGGCGACGCCAAGCGTCTCGGCATCGGCACCTCGTCACCGGCCTACGCGCTCGACGTGTCGGGCAGCAGCTACGTGTCGAGCACCATGCGCTGCGATCGCACGCGGGCGCTCGACGGCCAGGCGTGGAACGGCGACCGCGTGACCAAGAGCTTCAGCTCTGGCGGCGGCACCGTGTCGCTCGGCTCGAGCGAGCTCGAAGGGCACCTCATCGACCTGACCGGCACGCTCGGCAGCGACCTCTCGCTCGCCTACGTGACGACGGCGGGGGCGGCTGGCGCCATCAAGAACAGCATCACCACCGCCACCAAGACGACGAAGATCACCGGCGGCGGCATCAGCATCTACCTCGCGCCGGGGCAGACCAAGCACATCTACGCCGACGGCAGCGCCATCTACTCGCCCGAGAAGCAGGCGCTCATCTACGAAAAGGACGTGTCGCTGATTGCCTCTGTCGGCAACAACGACACCGACCTGCTGCGCATCCCCGCAGGCGCGCTCATCACGCGCGTGCTCATCTACGGCAAGACCTCCACCTCGGGCGGCACGAGCACGCTGTCGATCGGCGTGGGCGCCTCGGTCAACGAACTGATCACCGCGACCGCGGCGCCTGCCGCAGCCGCGCTGCTCGGCGAGTCGTCGTCGCACTGGGGCGCGGACTTCTCGACCAACGGCAGCGCCATCTACTCGGCCGACAAGACGATCACCTTCCGCAACGCCGTCTCTGGCAGCAGCGTGACGACGGGCGAGGTGCGCATCGTCATCCTTGGCATCTACCTCGTGGGCTGACCCGTGAGCATCCTCATCTGCCAGCCGCGCGTGAAGCGCTCATGGTCGCCCACGTCGCTGGGGTCGAACCTCTATGCGTGGTTTGACGCGAGCGACATCTCGACGCTCTATCAGGACAGCGCGCGCACCACGGCCGTCACCACCAACGGCGACCCGGTGGGCTCGTGGGGCGACAAGAGCGGCAACAGCCGGCACCTGTCGCAGGGCACGAGCGGCTCGAGGCCCACGTACACGTCGAGCGGCACCAGCCTGTCGTTCGACGGCACCGACGACACGATGACGAGGGCGATGAACCTCGGCGACTTCACGCTATTCCTGGTCGCCAAGGTCGATAGCGCAGGGTCGGTGCTGGTGTTCGACCTCGATGCGGACGCGACGCACTTTGCCTACTCGGTCAAGCCGTCGTCGAACACGCTCGGCATCCACCGTGGCGGCGCATCGTCTCGCGCTGCCGACAACGCCAGCGCCTACAGCGTGGGCACCAAGTGCTGCTATTCGTTCCGCACGCAGGGCGTTTCGCCCTACTACGAGATGCGCCGTGACCAGTCGTCGCAGGTGACCATCACGAGCACCCCCGGCACCGACACCATCAACGGCACGCTCTATCTCGCCAGCTACCACACGGCTGCGTTCTACACGCAGGGCCACTTCTACGAGGTGGTGGTGGCGAGCACAGCGCTCAGCGACACCGACCGCGACGCCTGTGAGAACTACCTGAAGGCAAAGTGGGGCACGCCGTGAGGCTCGGTATCGGCATGGGCATGGCGTTCGGTCGGAGATGGCTCGACACGCGCGAACCAAAGATCGTCGTCGTTGGGTCGTCGCTCGCGGGTGGTTGGCCAGCGACAATGAACTCGCAGCTCACCGCTGCCGGCAAAACAAACACCGTCGTCAACCACGGGCACGGCTCGTACAGCATCAAGCACGCTGGTGGTCCAGGCACGCTGTTTGGCCTCGTTGCTACGGAGGTGGACCCCGAGCTCGACGCGTCGAAGGCGTGCGTGCTATCGCTCGAGGGCGTCACCAACGACCTCTACTACGGCGCCACGGCAGCTCAGTGCGTCCAGTACGTCAAGGACTACATAGACGAGCTTGCCGGGGTGTGGCCATACGTCGTGCTGACCACGCCAACGCCTCGCACGAACCCGGGCACGCCGCCCGGATTCGAGTCGGAGCGCCAGGACTTCATCGCGGCCGTGAACAGCGACCCCACGTTTGGTGGCAGGGTGCACGCCATCTGCGCACTCGGCAGCGACAGCAGGATGGCGGATACGACCAACGACTTCTACTACAATGCGGATCTTGTTCACTATTCCGACATGGGCAAGGGCCTGTACGCATCACTGATGCTTGACCAGATCCGCGCGCTTCTCCCCGCAGTGAACGACAGCGCGTGCCTTCTGCCCTACCCGTGCCCGTGGTTGGCCCGCGACGCCGGCCTCCTCAACGGTTCCGGCGCGGCACCATCGAATGGCGACGCCATCGCCTCTTGGACGCCCGTGCTCGCCATCGAGTCGACCGGGGCCTATGCGCAGGCGACCGCTGGCAACCGGCCGACGTATGACGCGGCGAACACGGCGCTCGACGTGGCTGCCGATGACAGGCTGGTCAGCGCATCATCGTTCGGCACGTACACGAGGCACACCATCGGTTTTCGCGCGAAGTTCAGCGCCGCTGGCGGGCTCCTCTCGATGCACAACGCAGGGGCAGACGTGCGCGTCTACACTGACCAAGGCGAGGGAACGTTCGCGCTCTATTCGAGCGACGGCACGAATCACTCCGTCAAGACTGCCTCGGCCGGCACGTTCGCGAATGACTGGCACACCTACGTGATCGTGTGCGACGGCACACACGCCGGTCACAAGCTCTACGTCGACGGCGTGGAAGTCGGGCTCACGACATACATTGCCTACAACGGCAATCCTGTCGGGGCTGGAAATGCTGTTCACTATCTCTTTGGCAGCAGCGGGTCGAACGGCGTGACCGGAAAGATCAAGGGCTTCTTCCGTTCCCCGGTGCCGTTCGACAGCTCGCAGCTTGCCCGGCTGCGGACGTTCCTCGAATCGTGATGACCGAAGCAGGAGCAATGACGATGGCCGCCAACGGGCAGGCAGCAGCCCAGGAAGACCAGCCGCCAGACAGCCCGGCAAGAACGATGACGCTCGATGAGCGCCTCGCCTACGTGGACGAGCGGCTCGCCGAGGTACACCAGGACCTCATTCGCCACAGCGAGGAGGACGCTGCACGGATGGGCAAGATCACACACGCGCTTGCGCTGGTGGTCGACAAGACGAATGTGCTCGCCAAAGACCTTGGCGTGGTCAAGGAGAGCGTCGGCGCGCTGGCCGAAGGGCAGGGCCAGGCGCTCGCCATCCTGGCCCGGCTCGACCGGGCAGACCGCGAGCACGAGGGGCGCATCGACGAGACTGCGCAGCGCGTGACCAAGGCCGAGGTCAAGGTGGCCGAGCAAGAGAGCACGCTCGCTGTGCTGAAGCGCCATGCGCCGGGCCTCGCCAAGTACGGCGGCGGCACGCTGGTCGTGGCCGAGCTGGCGCGCAACCTGCCCGAGATCCTGGCAGCGGTGGCGAGGCTGTGGGGTGGGCAATGACCTGGCGAGAGATGCTCGAGTCGCCAGCGTTCTGGGCAACGCTGCTGCCTGTCGTGTCGGCGCTGGCGACGGCGCTGCTGCCGCCGTTGTCGGATGACGAGAAGGCAAAGCGCATGGCCGAGTCACCGCGCAGGCTTGCCGCGAGGGAGCTTGCGAAGGCCGTGCTGGTCGACTCGCCCAAGGCGCTCGCCAATCTCTACACGCTCATCACCGGGCGCCCTGCGCCGTGGGGCTCGATGGGCGCTAGTGGTCGTGAGCGATGAGCGCGTGTGATGACAACGGCATGGAGAACGTCATCGACATCGACCATGCGGAAGAGCAGCGCAAGCAGCGTGTGGCCAAGGGCATCATCGACATGCTGCGCACACTTGCCGAAGTGACGCCTGGCACGCCTGTGCCTGCGATGGCCTTCCGGCTGCTCGCCATCGAGCAGGCGAAGAGCGACGGCCTGGTGCTGGTCAGCACGGTGATGCGCGGCGGCTTCGCCAGGCGCTTCGTGCAGATCAGCGGCAAGGGCCGGCAGCTCGTGGCGGGGCTCGCGAAGGTGCAGTCGTGAGGTGGGCGCTCGTCATGCTGGCGCTGGTCGGCTGCGCGAGCATAAGCCGCGATGGCGCGGTGCGCGTCGCGACGCTTGCCAACAACGCGCTCGCCGACACGCTGACCGCGCTGGTGAAGGACCACGACCGCATGACGGTGCAGCTCTGGCAAGAGCGACGGCGCGCGTGCATGTCGGCTTCGCCTCCCGAGCAGCCGAAGTGCTACATCGACGCCAGAAACACGGTCGACCGCGAGACGCGCGACGAGCGCGATGCGCTGACCCGAGCGGTGCTGGCGCAGCGGCTCGCGGCCGAGGCGCTCGAGACCGCGCGCGGCTGCCGTGACGACGCCTGCCTCGGCGAGCAGCTCGAGACGGCCGAGCGCCTGCTTGCAGAGCTTCGCACCGAGCTTGCTCGCCTTGGCGGCGTACCGAGGGTGGCGCCGTGATGCCAAGCGATGACGCGACGCTGGTGCTGCTCGTGTGCGTGGTGGCGTTCGTGGTGAGCGTGCTCGCCTTCGCCGCCCACATGCGCGAGCGCTAGTGGTCTTGGCTGCGAGCGCTATGCGAATGGTGCTGCGATGACGGACAACGACGTTGACCTGATGTTGCACGAGGCGCCGCCCGTCGACCTACGCGTGGCCGTTGCCCACGCTCGCGTGCTCGCCTCGGTCGCCAACCTCATCGACGACGGCATTGGCGTCAGCGACCTGCCCGCTGTGCGCATCACGGGCTTTGCAGGATTCGAGAGCGAAGAGCCATGAAAGACAGCGAGATCATCGCCAAGTTGGAAGTCATCGAGGAGAAGCGCCGGCAGCTAGAGCGCGAGCGCGACGCCATCGTGGGCGGCCTGTCGGGTGAGCAGCGGGCGCGCATCGAGGCGTGGCTCGGCAAGGCAGAGCCGCAGCAAGAGTCGGCCGCCGAGAGGCTCAAGCGCGAAGTGCGAGAGATTGCCCAGCGCCTTCCGCAGCAGCCGCTGCAAGATCCCTGGGAGTTCGTTCCGCAGCAGCCCATCCACCCGACCATCTACCCGTCGCGGATCTCTCCGACGCCATGGCGCAGCCCATGGGAGTGGCAGCCGCTCATCACCTGTCATTCCGGCAGCTCGTCGTGAACGCACGAGAGCTCTACGACGACATCCGCCTGATGCCATCGGCAGAGGCGGTGCGGCGCATCGACATGGCGCTGGTGCACGAGCGTGTCGACGCCAGGCGTGCCGAGCGTGAGGTGTCGGCCAAGGCGCTGCGCGACCGCGCGGCGGTGCTGGACCTGCACGCGAGGTGTGCCGAGGCCGACACGCTGCGCGAGATGGCGCGACTCATCCTGCACCCGCCTGCCGAGGCGAGGCCGATGGGCAGGCGCGTGGGGCGCAGCTTGGAGCGTGAGTCGTGAGCCTGGGCGAAGCTCTCAAGGCGTTCGCCAGCGCAGCCGACGAGGCGACCGCGCGGGCTCTCGTCACGGGCGCGCTGACGGCCGCTGGCCTGCCTGCGCCGCTCGCCACGTTCGTCGGCGCCGCTGCACTGCCCGTGCTCCGGGCGCTCGGCGAGCTGCTCTGCAAGCACGAGGCGGGCGAGCCGCTGCCCGACGTGCACCACGCCCCGCTGCCAGAGGGCATGGCCACGGTCGACGAGCAGCTCGCCGAGCTGCTGGCACGGCTGAACGACCGACCCACCGACCCGCTGGGCGATGCCGACACGCTGCCACCGGAGGCGCCGTGACCGGCCGAGAGGTATCAGGATGAACACCACCGTCACCGCTTCGTGCGGCCACATCTACGACACGACTGGCAGGCTGCTTCGCATTGGCGAGAGCGCGCTCTCGTGCACGCTTCCGAAGGGCCACGCGGGCCCCCACGATTGCGTCTACGCGGCGCGCATCCGCATTGCGAACACCGGGCCCACAGGTCCGATCGAGGATGGTCATGCTCGCTGACACGATCGTTGCCGCCGCCATCCAGTCGACGCCGCTCACGACGCGCGACCTCGACCGCTGGCAAGCGCACCTCTACCCGCTCGACGTGGCAAGCGAGGCGCGCGCGTGGGCTGGGCTTGTGCCTGGCCGCGCGGGGCATTCGACGTGCGGCGTCCACGCGCTCGCCTGCTACCGCGAGGGCGGGGTCGACGGGCGCATCGTGTGGCGGGGCACCGAGCGAGACGTGGTGGCCGGGCCCTACGCTCCGCTGTCAATCTCGGGCGGCGCCATCGCAGTGCTGCGCGCGCTCGGCGATGCGCACGGCGCGACGAGACTGCCGAGCGAGGCGGGCGAGGTCGTGCCCGGCGCCGTCATCGTGGTCGACGAGCACAACCCGCACGCCATCGTGGTCACCAGCGTGGGGCTCGCCACGGGGGGCTACGTGCCTCTCGTCACGAGCGAGGGCGGGCAGGTCGACGACCACGGCTCGACGGCTGTGCGAGAGCGTGCCCGCGAGCTGCGCGACGTGGCGACTGGCGCGTGGGTCGTGCGTGACCGTGGGGCGACGGGGCAGGGGAGGCGCGTGCTCTTCTGGCTCGACCCGGCGAGGCTGAGGAGCAGGTGATGCACATCGGGATGGGCATTGGCGTGGGGCTCGGAACGCAGGCGAGGAGCGGCTACTCGCCCGCTGACGTGTTCGGAGCATCGCTCGCGCTCTGGGCCGATACCGCCGACCTTTCGCGGCTCTATCAGGACAGCGCCGGCACCACGCCTGTGACGGCTGCCGGCCAGCCTGTGGGGCGCATCGTCGACCGCTCGGGCAATGGGCGCCATCTCATCCAGGCAACGAGTGGAAACAGGCCCACGCTCGTCGCCCACGGCACGCTCTTCGGCGCATCGTTCGACGGCTCGAACGATTGGCTATACGCATCGAGCGCGGTGACGCTAGGCGAGTATTCGCTGGTGATGCGCACCAAGTTCGACTTTGCGAACGGCTACCTCTGGCATCTCGAGGCGGGGGCCAACGACGACTATTCCTACAGGCCCACGGGCTACACGCTGCGTGTGCACCGGGGCACGTCGCGCACATTCGACCTGGCCGGCGCCTGGGCCTCCCTGGGCACCTACGCCCGCTATGCCACCATCGTGCGGGCCGCCTCGCCCTATGCGCAGTTCTACCGCGATGGCGTGTCGCAGGGCTCGATCACTCTCGACCCCGGCACCGGCACCAAGTCGTGCACGCTGCACGTCCACGCCGACAACGCTGGCACGTACCGCGCGCAGGCAACCATGACCGAGGTGCTGCTCATCAGCCGCGCCATCACGAATGGCGAGCTTGCGGACCTCGACACCTACCTTTCGGAGAAGTGGGCTTGATCTACGGCATCGACGTGTCGACCTGGCAGCGCAAGGTCGACTGGCGCGCGGTCTCTGCTGCGGGCAAGAGCTTCGCCTACGTGCGCGTCGCCGACGGCACGGCGCATCTCGACGGCAGGCTCGGTGAGCACATGCAAGGTGCCGCTGACGCGGGCCTGCTCGTCGGCACCTACCTCTTCTTTCGCGCCTCGCGTGACCCGCTCGAGCAGGCGCGGCTCATCGCGTCGCAGCAGCACATGCCCGGCATGCTGCCGCCGGTGCTCGACCTCGAGCAGTCGTCGGACGGCGGCGAGCCGCGCGAGCTCGTGTGGCGACACGTCGTCACCTGCCTCGAAGAGATCGAGCGCCTGTGCGGCACGGCCATCGTCTATACCTGCGCAAGCTGGTGGGATACGTGGATGCCACGCCACGTCAGCACCGCGCGCTGGCCGCTGTGGGTGGCGAGCTATGGCGTCGACTCGCCCATGATGCCGCGTGGCTGGGAGGACTGGACCATCTGGCAGACGAGCGGCACGGGCCGCTGCCCAGGGGTCGAGGGGCTGTGCGATCTGAACGTGTACCGCGGCAGCATCGACGAGCTGCGCGCCCTCGCCGGGCGCTTCTGCTGACACGCTCGTCTAGTTGCCCGTGGCCTGTGCGCGCATACACTAAGCGTCGTGGCGCTGTAGACCGACGCCCATCTGACGCCAGCCACGCAGCCGGCCGTGGCACCCGTAGGTAGACATCCCGACGGGCCAGAGTGGCACTCTGGATCGCAGCTAGCCGAGCACGAGCAAGCCATGTAGCCACCCACCGCCTCCCCCCGACCTCGTGACCATGAGCCCCGACAGCTACGGCTGCCGGGGCTTTCGCTCTTTGTGGCGATGGCTTCGGAGTGACGCGCTGGGGCCACAGCGCAGCCTTTTTTCCTTCCAGCCTGCCGGAAAGTTGTTGTGCACGAACAAGCTGTGTTCGTGTGAAACGGCCCACACCGAGCACGAACGAACGAGCCAATGGCGAGCGGCGTCTAGGCACCAACCAAACCGCCGCCAACCGCTGGCTCGGAACGTCACTCGGCGTGGGGGAAAGGCATCATGGACAGCGACGTTTCTAGCAAAACAGGCCCGGATCAGGCCAACTTCTCCGAGGTCGACATCACCTTCTCGCCCATCGTCGGCGAGGGGGCCGCCGCACACCGCATCGCCCGCGTCGGCGACGCCTTCACCTTCGACGTGCCGTGCTCCGACAACGAGCCGCGCATCCGTGACCTCGACCTGGCCGAGAAGCTGGGATTCAAGGAGCCTCGGGCCATCCGCAAGCTCATCAAGCGCTACGAAAAGGCGGGAGATTTGCCGTGCATTCATGTGCGGGACACGGTGTCCCGCACATCGATGCCTCGTGGCGGCGAGCGCGAGGAGACCATCGCCGAGTACTGGCTCACCGAGGCCGAGGCACTCTTCATCCTCGCCAAGAGCGAGACGCCCAGAGCCAAGGCGCTGCTGCAAGACATGATCGCTGTCGTGCGGCTGGTGCGTCGTGGGCTGCTGCGCATGTCGGCCAACGACAACGCCGATGTGACACAGGCCATCGTGCGGCTCACCGCGACGGTCGAGAAGCTCGTCGTCGGGATGGGCACGATGGCTGCCAACGTCACCGACCTGACCGCGCGCGTGGTGCGGCTCGAAGCGGCGCAGTCGACCGCCGCGGCCAACGACGCACGCGAGCACTTCATCGGCCGCGTCGATGCGCGCCGCCACCTCTTCAACGACCGGCTCGCTCAGGCCAAGGCGCTCGCCCGTCGCATCGCCCCCGGCAGCGTCCCCACGCAGCGCACGCTCGCCCGCAGGTTCGTCGTGCAGATCGACGCAGACGTGCGGCGCCGGCTCGGCATGGGCAACCAGCGCTTCGAGAACTTGCCGCGCGCCAAGCTGCCCGACGCCGTGAACGCCTTTCGCCATGCGTGCGACATGCTGACCGCAGCTCCCCACGCGCTCACTGGCGAGACCTTCGAGCAGCCGTCGCTCTTCGACCAGCACGACCTGGCCCCGCGTCGCAAAGCGGCGGGCTCGCCCAACTGACAGCGGAGCGCTGCTGACGCGATGGCCCGGTTGCCGAGAGGCGCCGGGCCCTTCGTGTTTTGTGCTACACGCCTCAGGGTTCACCACACACCGGCCATGATTCTATCCATCATCGCGGCAACCGATCTGTGCTGGGTCATCGGCAATGGTGGCAAGCTCCCATGGCACCTGCCTGGTGACCTCCAGCGCTTCAAGCAGGTGACGATGGGCAAGCCCGTCATCGTGGGGCGTCAGACGATCGAAGGCATCGGCAGCAGCCTCCCTGGTCGCAAGACGATCGTCCTGTCGCGCTCTGGCCTGTGCTCGCTGCCAGGCTGCGACGTAGCATCATCGCTCGAAGAGGCTTGTGCGATGGCCGCCGAGACTGGCGCGGGTGAGGCTATGGTCATCGGCGGTGCGCAGGTATACGAACAGGCGCTCGCCGTTGCAGACCGCATCTACCTGACGATCGTGCTCGGCGCCTTCGCTGGCGACGCGCTCTTTCCCAACCCGTTCAGGTGCGGGCGCCCGTGGCGGTTGGCATCTACCACGCTCCACCGAGCTGACGAACAGAACCCGTGGGAATGCATCGACGTGGTGCTTGATGCGTAGCGCACATATCGTCCGCCCCGACGTGCTCGCTGCCTGCCGCGCCATCCGTCGCTCCCGCATCATGCGCCGGGCGGTGCGCGCCGCGCAGTCCGCGAGCCGCAGCGCGCCAGCGCAGCGCGCGTGCGAGCAGGCAAGACGGTCGCTCGCTGGCGAGACGGTGAGAGCACCCGGCGCGACGTTCGCCGGGCTGGTGGCGCGGCCTAGGTGACACACGGGGCTACCACGCGCCCAGCGCAAGCAGCGCAATGTCGATGGCTGTCACGCTAGCGCAAGGCTCTCCCCACAGGAGCGCCTCGCGCGCGAGGCTGAGCTCACGAGCCCACACATCGGCTCTGGCCCTCCATTCGAGGCATGTGTGCAGCTCATAGCTGCGGCGAATGTCGCTGTGCCGCGGCCATGGCCAGCGCAGTTCAAGCGGGATGATGAGCGACAAGCAGTCGCCCATCGGGTTGGTGTGCGTTCTGCACAGAAAGTCGGGCAGTTTCCCAGCAGAAACTACCAACCTCTCGCACTGCACAGCCAGCAGTGCTGACCTGACTGTCGGCGCAGCTTGGTGGATATCCACATCGACCATCACGTCACCCTCACCGTCGTCTCGGGCGCCACCCACCGCCGCGCGCTGTAGCCGGCGACGTAGACGGTGCGGCGCATCGTGCCGCCAGGCCCGTAGGGCTGGCGCTTGAGATGGCCTCGCACCGTGACCGTCTCTGCCTGCAACCGCGTCGTGTCAGCGGGTGCGCCCGAGCCTCCACCGCCGCCCGTGGCCACCGGCGTGCTCGTCTTCGACAGCGACACGTAGCGCAGCGTCCACCCCTGGCCCTTCGCCGCTCCCTTGCCAGACGACGGGCGCTTGCCCTGCCCGCTCTCGTCGCGGGTCTCGAGCGGCGTGCCAGCAGCCTCCAGCAGCAGCGAGAGCACGGTCAGAAACCGCACGGCCTGCGTCGCCCACGCCTCCAGCACCTTGCGGTCAGTGCCGACCAGCAGCTTCGACAGGTCGGGGTCTTCCTGCCCCTCGACTTGGCCCAGTGTGCCGCCCCAGTCGGGCCGCCAGTAGGCGACGGCCACGCCGTCAGGCACCAGCAGCCCGACGAGCACGATCACTCCGTCGGGTCGCAGGAATCCGCCCACGCACGCCGTCGTGCCCCAGAGCACGCGGCCTGCCTGCCAGTCGGCCTCCACCACGAAGGCGCGGCGCAGCAGCTTCGGGCACTCGCCCGGCAGCGTGTGCAGATCGGTCTCGTGCACCACGCGGGTAGCTGCGGGGCGCATCGCGTGCACGACGAGGTGCTGCCCCGTCGCAAGCGCCAGCTCGGCCACGTCGACGAGCGCGGGCTGCGAGAGCACCGCCGACAGCGCGCGGTCGTGCACGGCCCACTGCTGCGCCGTCTGCGGCTCGCCGAGCAAGCCCTGGTGCCTGAGTGCGAGCACCAGCGCGGCCGTGCGCTGGTCACGCTGGTGGCCAGCGGGCGGCATCATCGCCTCGACCATCGCCGGTCGCTGCGACAGCTCGCCCACCAGCTCGAGCGGCGCCATCGCGGCGATCTTGCGCAGGTCGCGCACCAGCTCGGAGAGCGGGCGCCACCCCTGTGCCGGCGTCGTGCTCACAGCCCCTTGACCCCTCGAGCCTTGAGCCAGCGCCTCGCCTCGCTGGGCGCCGCAACGGCGGGCTTGCCGTGCAGCTTGATCTCGCCCTCGCGCGCCATCAGACGCACCGCCTGAGGGTCGAGCCCCGCCAGCGCGGCGAGCTGCCGCGCCGTGACGGGCTCGTCGCGCGAGAGCTCGACCCGAGCCCACGCGGCGACGAGCACGAGCTCGATCGGGTCGCCCATGTCGGCCTCTTCGTAACCGTCGCCCAACGGACCGAGGCCGAACGTCCCCGAGCCCGCCTCTGCGGGCGGCGACCAGAAGCGCGACACGAGAGACTGGCATGCGTCGGCCGCCTCTTCGTCGGTCTCCCAGTCCCATACTGGGAGACCCCCTTGCGCGTAAGCGCAGAGGGCCTGCGCCGTGCAGGCGAGGTCGCTTGGCCCGCGCACGTCGACGCGCACGGTGATGCCGAATCCGCCGACGAAGGCGAGCTGCCCGAGATGCTCGAGCAGCCTCTTGTCCACCTCGGCGGCGACGACTGCGGGGCTGAGCGTGGCGATGCGTGGCGCTGACGTGGGGCGTGCCATCGTGGTCCTCCAACGCCCCAAGCCCCGCCCTCGGGCCGAGGGTCGGGGCTTGCGGCGCTGAGAGCCGCGCGACTCAAAACTGGTCTGAGAGCGCCTCCGCCGCCTCCGTTTGAAGCACATCGGTCAAGACGAGCAGGTGGCACACCGTCCCCAGATCGACGCTGCGACGCTGTGCGAGCCGGTTCAACTCGTCCATCGCCTGCCGAGCGTTGGCCGCCTGGTGCACGTCGTCGCCGTCGGCCACGTCGCACAGATCGCGCAGGAGCTGGTCGCCATCGACCACGATGATCTGGTCGTCGAACAGCTCGATGTCGTTTTCGTCGTTGTAGACCTCACGCATCGCCGCGAGACGGTGGCTGCCCGAGATGGCCATCGGCGACAGGCCATCGTAGTCGCTGCCCGACCAGTCGATGACGACGACGGGAGTGACAGCCTCGCCATTGCCGTATGCCCCCACGAGTGCCGCCACCTTGGCGGCGTCGTCGGGCTCGTGCGGCGCCTCCACGTCGCGCAGCTCAAAGCCCACAGATCGCCTCGTTCTCCTGGATCTCCCGCACCGCCCACCGTGGCGCGCGCGCGAGAGCGGCACCGCCTCGATGTGCTGGTTGGCCCACACGCTGACGTGTGGCGCCAGCCTCACGACGGCTCGCCGCACGCGTCGAGCCGTCGTGGTCGCACTGCTCTGCTTCGGCTTTCGAGGCGGCGACAACGATGGCGACCGGTGCACGGTCGCAAAGAGACTGGTTGGCGCCGTTCGCGCCTTTGCGGAAGAGCACGTAGGTGGTAGTTCTGGCCATGGTCGTTCTCCTATCGAGCGGCCCACGCCCCCGGCAGCGTCACCTGCGCGGGGGCATTTGCTTCTGACGCCTCAAGCCCGGGGCCTCGGTTTTCCGAGGCGGCCGGGCTGGGCGTTGGGTTGCTGGGCTATCAGTCGGCGCGGATGCTGATGCGCCCGGTGATCAGGTTGGTGCCACCGTCGCGGGCGGGAACTCCCACCTGCCCGTACTGGGTGCCGTCGGCCGGGGTGCGGCCGACGCTGATTCCGGCGTCGCGCTCAAAGTGAGCAGACCTCCCGAAGTGCTTTTTGACCGCCCTCTCGGCTGCCTCCCACGCATCCTCAGTGCGGTGGGTCGAGGTCCAGGTCTTCCCGTTCGTTTTGCACTCGCTGATGGTGATCGTGATCATCTTCCTATCCGCCTTTCGGTGGGCACCGCGTCACCGGCGCCTCACACCAACCAATCTAGCGCCGTTATTCGCCACGTCAACGAATAATCGTGAGCCCCCCTCACTTTTCCTGCTTCGCAGCCTATTTCGCCTGCGTCCGTCGCCTCGGCAGCCTGGCCACCAGCGCCGGCTCGCCCTGCTCGATCACCACGGCCACGCGCTCGGCTCCCGTCGTCCAGACCTCCAGGCGGCGCGCTGGGCCCTCCCAGAGCACGGTGCAGGTGGGGGCAGGGCAGTCGAGGGTGGGCATGTCGTCTCGGTCGGTCATGCCCTCCTATCGGCCACCAGCGGCGCCAGTTGCGTGCAGGCGACACGATCTCGCTCGACTGGCTCAGCGTCTCGCTCTGACCTGCCCAAGCTCGCCCCGTTCGCGCACGTCGACCTCGATGCCGGCTTGGCGCAGCAGCCCGACCGTGTGCATGGCTCCCTGCGTGCGAGAGCGACGGTCCACGAGGGCGAGCGCTGCAACGTGCCAGCCTGCCGCGCGCTTCGCCACGAGGGCGTCTACCATGGCTGCGTTGCGCGCGAGCGGCGACGGGCGCTCGCCACAGACGCGGGCGCCGCGCGCGCCGATCATCCGAGCGAGCACCGACCGGTGGCAGTGCGCCGGGTCGGTGCAGTAGCAGAGCAGCGTCACGCTCTCGCGACCGAGCAGCCGTTGCCACGCGCCTGGGTCGCGCCGCTCGCTCTCACGCATCTCGTGCTCGTAGGCTGCGACGTAGGCAGGCCAGCGCGCCGCAGCGTCCTCGCCACGGCGACGGGCGTCGAGCTCGGGCGAGAGGATGGCCCACGACGGGGCGAATGGCAGGCCGTCGGCGCTAGCGCTCTTGCGTGTCACGTCGAGCCCGTCGCTGCCTCGGTAGCCGACGCGTGCCGTCCACACGACAGGCGTGCCCACGCCGCGCGGCGGCGGTGGCAGCCACGATGACGGGCCACCGAGGCTCGAGCAGCGCGAGCCGTCGGCGTGCCACTCGACCCACGCGAGGCCGCGCTGCTCTGCCATCCACGTCGCCCACGCATCGGGCCCGTCAGCGCCGCCCGTGAGCACGACGGTGCCATCGGGCAGCGAGCCCACCACACCGCGCAGTTGCTCGGTCGCCCACGCGCGCGCCGCTTCACTTTCCGCGAGCGACCGGCTGCCAGTGACGAGCAGGGCGTGGCGGCTCATGTGTACTGCCAGGTGTCGCCGAAGAGCGCGCACATCTTGTCGTAGAGGCTCGGGTAGTAGCGCCTCAGCCACACGACGCCGCCCTGCGCGGCGTGGCTACCTGGCAGCCACCAGCTCTTGCGAATGAGCCACGGCTCGCGCGCGTGCATCAGCGCCATGCAGCGGTAGACAGGCAACAGCTCGATGTTGCGGCTGTGCGCATAGGCGAACACGTCGAGCCCCGACCAGTCGGCCACGGGCAGGCATCGTAGCTGCCCGGAGGCGAGGCGAAAGCAGCGCCCTCGCATCTCGCGCACCCGGCGCCTGATGCCCGACTCCTCGCTGCGAAGACCGAGCGCCACGCCATCGAAGGCGCGGTCTGCCTGCTCCATCACGCCGTAGAAGCACGCCTTGCTGAGCCCTGCCGAGCGCGCGTGCATCTCGCTGCCAGCGCCGAGCTCGCGGCGGTGCTCGACGAGCCATCCCCACGGTGACTGCTCGGGACGCACCAGCTCGAGCCGAAGGCCCCACGCGTCCGCCGTCTCGCGCACGTACTGCTCCTCTCCGGGGTAGTCGAGGTCGTCCTTCTCCGACAGCGCCGTCACGATGCCTCGTGCCCCCATCTCGCAGCAGATGAGGTGCGTCATGCATGTGCTGTCCTTGCCCGCAGACCACGACACGGCAGGTCGCTTGCAGCCATCTAGCCAGCGCGCCGCCACGTCCTTGGCGCTCTTCACCTTGCGCGCGAACGCCTTGGTGTCGGCATGCACCAGCGCGACCATTCGCCAGTAGGCCCACGCCTCACAGTCGTCGGCCGAGAGGATGGGCTCCTTCTGCTGCTCGTCGCTCATCGTGTTGACCCCCTGCGCCAGATCCATCCGAGCTTGCACCTTCGCAGCCGCGCGAATCCGCACCGCTCGTGAGCGACCTCGCTGGCCTCGTTGTCAGACTTGATGGCCGCAAGCCATGTCCTGTCGCGATGCGCTTCGTAGAACGCACGCATGACGCCTTGCTTGCGTGCCGACGGCGTGACGTAGATGGGGCCCGCGCGCCAGCCCTCACGTTGCTCGTGTGGCGTGACGAACCCCACGATGCGCCCGCGCAAGAGCAGCGGCTCGTGACGCTGGCCAGGCTTGATGCACCGGCGTAGGTGCGGGTCGCGCCTTGCCTCTGCGATCATGGCAGCGAGGGGGTCTGTCGGCCTTGGTGCGCAGGGCACGCCAGAGAGCTTGCCGGCGTCGACCATCGATCGCCCATAGTCCACGGTGCCGCTGCACCGCACCGGGTCGTCTGCGCCTGCGCGCCAGTCGATGAGCGACGGGTCCATGTCGCCGAGAAACCACCGCGCGACGCGCACGCGGTTGCTGTAGCCGAGCAGCGAGTCAGCGGGCATGGCGTGGTCGACGAGGTTGGGGCATGGCACCCACACACCCTGCCCGGTCGCGCGCGCATAGGTCGCGATGCGGTTGTCGTAGGAGGGGAAGTCGTCCCTGATGTTGCCTGGCTCCCAGCGCAGGAAGTCGGCGGCCATCTCGACGGGCATCACAATGGCTTGTCCGTAGGCGGCATCGGGCCCCCACGCCCACGATGAGCCGCGCGTCTTGGCTTCGAGAACGACGCCGCGGCTCATGCTGAAGAGCGAGATGACGTGAGCCGGTTTGGCGTCGACCACGAGACGTAGCGCCTTGGCGAACGACCGGCAGAACAGCAGGTCGTCTTGCAGCACGAGTATGTGGGTCGCGTCTTGGTGCGACAGCGCTGCCTGTATGGCGCGCTTGCCGCATGGCCACACGCCGCTGCGCTCGGCGTCTTCGACAACGACGGAGTTGCTCACAACGTCGTCGCCGTCCCTGAGCGCATCGAGCGCGGCGGCAACATGCGCCTTGCGAGCCGTTGCCCATGGCGCATGCATGATGCTGGCGGATATGACGGTCATCTGTTCAGAACATCCTGTGTGGTGGCAAGCCTCTTGGGATTGAGCTCGGCGCCGCGAAACACGCCGCCGAGCCTCTTCGTGACAGCCGCCGTGGTGCCCTTTCCGCAGCATGGGTCGAGCACCACGGCGCCAGCCTGCACGACGCGTGACAGGGCCCATGTTGGGACCGCTCGCCCATGCAGCCCTGTCGGGTCTCCCGCCAACGGCGCGCCGCTGTACCAGAGCACCGATTCGCGCTTGGGCGAACCATAGGAGACGCGCCACCGCGCCGACTCGGCGATGCCAACGGCCAGCATGGCTGCGGCAAGATCGTCGGTCCACGCGTGCCCCATCTCCACGAACACGGGCGCGGCGGGCTTTCTGTGGGTCGCCACGGCGGCGCAGAACGCGGCCAGGAACGAGCCCCACGTCGCCTGGCAGTCGATCTTGGCGTGCGTGTAGAACCAGCGCAGGAGGCCGGGCCCCCACGGCGGGTCGCTGTAGACGACATCGGCGAGTTCGTCGCCCATGAGGCGCCCCACCGCGCCCGTGGTCACGTCGCTGCATAGCAGCCGGTGGGGACCAATGAGCACCGCGCCATGCTCACGGCACACGGCACGGCTGCTTTCGTTCGGGGGCCCAGTACGGATAGGTGAGCGCCGACATGCCAACGCCGCCAGCGGTCACGCCTGGCCAGTCGAGCGGCAGCGCGCGCAGGGGGCGGCCGTCTTGCACGACCGGGAAGCCTGGCCAGGGCTCGGCTTGCTGCACGTCCCAGCGCTCGACCCAGCCGTGGCCGACGCGGCGGTTGTTGCCGAGGTGCAGGCAGCCGCGCAGCATCTCGGCGATGCGGTCACGGTCGCCCATGCACCACCAGTGCACGACGCCGCCCGCGACGAGGTGCGTGCTGTACGGGATGCGAAAGCCCTTGTTGGCGCCTGTCTGGATGTCGAGCCGCCGCACGCTCGGGCCTGCGAGTAGCTGCGCAGGCTCGACGATGGGGCGCCGCGACTTGAACCGCTGCTCGCTCTCCTGCACCGCGAACTGCGGCCGAGAGGCAAGGTGGAACCTGCCGCATGGCGATCTGGCGATGGGGATCTCGACACGCGGCTGCTCGTCGGGCCGCGCCCACATGGGCAGCCCCGCACGCTGCGCTGTGTGGTAGGCGAGCAGCGCGTCGAGCATGGGCGCCGTGACGATGCTGTCGCGAATGTGGGCGACGACGTGCAGCGGCTCGGGACAGCGCGCAGGCTCGCCCACGGGCGCCATCATGCACGCGGGCGGCGCTGTCTGGAGCGCTGCCGGCTGCTCATCGGCGTGCTGCGCCGGGGCTGCCTGCGGGCCCTTGCGACGCGAGGCCATCAGGCGTCGATCCTGTCGAGCAGCGTCTTGATGCGATCCTTGTTGCTGGCGACGTGGGCTCGCATCATCTGCCCGCACGCGCGGTCGCCGAGCTGGATCGAGGTCGCGTGCTCCGAGGGCGAGAGCAGCGGCACGATCTGCGCCGCCCACTCGGTCGTGCCGTCTGCCTGCGCCACGCCGAAGACGCCGATCTTGCCGTGGCCCGTGCCCTTCTTTCCGCCCACGCGGCCACGGGTCACGAACGCCGTGACCATCAGGTCGAGCGCGTCTCGCTCGAGCGGCGTCTGCACCACCGCGTCGATCGACAGCATGAACAGCGAGCCCTGCGCGATGCGCTCGAACGAGCGGGGCATCATGCTGCTCTTTGCCTCGGCCTTCTCGATGGCGTCGCCCGTCTCGCTGGCGCGCTCGCTCGCGGCGAGCTTGCCGGTGGCGCGCACCTGATCGCCTGCCGTGAGCAGGCGCCGCTTCGATGGGTCGAGCATCACATCCATGCGCACACGCTGCTCGTTCTCGACGTAGCTGCGGTGCGAGTTGAGCTGCCTCTTGCCCAGCAGGTCACGCTGCCACGGCTGGAGACGGTGGCGCGTCTCTTCGCAGATGAGCAGCGCGTCGCTCACCTGCACCTTGCCGGGTATCGAGCGGTTGCGGGCGCAGCCGCCGAGCAGGCCGACGTGGGGGATCAGCTCGACCAGCTCGCGGTATGCGTCGAGCGAGACCGAGCCCGAGTCACCGCCCTTGCCGGTGATCATACCGCCGTTGAACAACAGACGCAGCGCCGACTCGGTGAGCGCCGCCTGGTCGAGCAGGCCGGCCGCATCGAGGTAGGCGAACGTGCCTGCCTCGCGCAGCCCGTGGCGGATCGTGTCGGCGGTGACGATGGGCACCTGGCGCACCACACCGTCGGGGCCCACGACCTTCTTGCGAAAGGCGACGGCCTGGTTGCCGTCGCTCTCGCTGTGGTGGGCGATGGGCTCTTGCGCCTCGATGATGAACTCGTAGCGGATCTGTTCGTACATGGCTCACACCTCTTGTGGGGTCAGGGTCTCGTCGGCCGACGCGCGCTGGTCGCGGCGCTCTTCGGAGGTCTTGCGGGCGATGGCGATGAGGAGCGCGTGCTCGCGCTCGATCAGCTCGAGCCAGTCACTTGCGGCGCCGAGCTCGCGCACCGCGTGGCTCAGCGTCAGCAAAGAGTCCGAGCTGTACTTGCTGGGCGCCGGTATCTGAAGGCGGCGCAGCATCATCGTCGCCCACTCGTCGACGCTCTCCGACATGCGGGCGCACGCTCGCATCCTCGTCGTGAGCTGCTCCCAGTGCGTCAGCGCGTTGCACCCCGGCGTGCGCAGGTACTGGCTGCGCAGGTCGAGCATCAGCTCCACCGTCAGCGTCCGCAGCGTCTCTTTCTGCTTCTCGTCGATCATCGCTCTTGCTCCTTGCGGCCCGTGGGGCCTTCGTGGTCTTCGTCTTGGCGGGCTTGTCTGCTTTGGCCCGCTCCCTCTCGGCTTGCTTCTTGGCGGCCTTGGCCGCGCGCTCCTCGTCGAGCCTCGCGGCGACGGCGGCCTCGTCTCGCTGGGCGAGCCACACCGCGAGGCCGAACCAGCCACCGCCGCGCTGCGCTCCCCACCTGTTTTCAAACGCTGCAATGTGTTGGGCGCATCGCTCGTATTCGCCCGTGGTGTAGCGGCCCGACTCGACGCTGGCCTTGGTGGCGCCGCTGGTGAGCAGCGCCGAGATGTCGTCGACCATCGCGTGGTCGCCGACGGTGATCATCACCTCGTCGAACAGCACGGCGGCCTGCGCTGACGAGCCGTGGTTGATGGGCGCCCAGGGGATCGTGTGCTTCTTGCCGCTGTCGGCAATGGTGCACCACCACCAGCCAGCCTTCGGCGCGCGAAGCCACGCGCGAAGCTCGGCCTTGTCGCCCTTCGAGTGGTTGCCGTAGCGCACAGTGCCATCGGCGAGCTGTTCCCAGCGGTGGCCGTACATGGCGGGGTTCGGGCCACGCCCGCCATCGTCGCCGTCGGCTTTGCCGCTACGTCCTGGCGGGGCAATCCAGCGCGTTGCGAACAGGCACGGCACGCAGAGCCATGGCGACGCGGGGATGCGCGTGTTGGTCTGGTTGCAGAACGACACGGGCGACCTGGCGAGCGGCACGCCTCGGCCTCGCAGTTCGTCGGCGCAGATGGCGCAGCGTGCGCCCTCGGGCGCGTCGGTCTCGAGCTCGACGTGCGGTGAGCCGCACACGAGCCAGTAGGCCCGCGACGGTGACGGCGGCGGGGCGATCACAGCGGCACCTCGGGGATGGCAGCACGGATCAAGTCGGCGAGAGAGGCGAGGCGCGCCTCTCGGGCGGCGGCGTTTCTGGAAGAGCAGTCTGCGGCGGCGGAGTAGGCGGCGTTGGCGTATTCAACGGCAGCAGCGGCGGCGTCTCCGGCGGTGGCGGCGGCGGAGGCGGCGGCGGAGTGGGCAGCGTTGGCGTATTCAACGGCAGCAGCGGCGGCGTGCAATTCCCCGCACGTGACCGATCTGTCGCCCCAAGCCCACCGCTCAGCCAACGACACGGCACGCTCGCACGATGGATCGCGCCAGTGGATGGATGCGATGCGGGCACACAGGCAAGCGATCAAAACCGCGCGGCGGTGAACTTTGGAGCCGTGGCCGTCGCGCGCGGCGAGTTTGCCCATGTACCAAAGCAGCCAATCGGCTCGATGGCACTCTAGCCAAAGCCCGTTTGGCGACTGTTCGGGTCGATCTTCGGCCCATTCGAGTGCATCGTCACAGGCGCCGAAAGAGCGAAGGGTGTCGATGGTGTTCATGTTGCGCTCCTTGCTGGCGGGCCGAGAACCGTGACGATGGCGTGAGAGCGCTCGCCGGGCTCGGCACACGGCGCGACGACGAAGGCGAGGCGGTCTGGCTTGCCCGTGCGGTAGAGCGCTTGCCCGTCGGGGTAGCGCTTGGCGAGGCGGGCGTCGGCCGATGCGCGAATGAGGCGGCCGAGTGCCACGTCGTAGGCCACGGGCTCGATGCGCTCGCGGTAGCGCTCGACGGCGTGCGGCGTGACGAAGAACCTGCCCACGGCGCGCGAGCGCTCGGCGCTGTCGGTCACGTCGCGCACGGCGATGCGGCCTAGCCCCAGCGACACGCGGCCACCGAGCCCCATCCAGCGCGCACACTCGAGCAGCGTGCGACCGACGGCGCTCACCTCGACCACGACGGTGCCGACCCATCCCGAGAGCAGGCCGGGCACCGCAGCGCCGTCGTCGACGTTGCGCCAGTGCGACTCGCTGCCGGTGTGCAGCCGGTCGGGCATCGTCTCGTGCGAGAGCAGCGCAAGGCCAAGGTCGGCCGGCGCGACCTCGAGCCCCAGGCGAAAGCGGGCGAGCGTCGTCGTCAGCGTGTTCGCGAGGCTCTCGGCCGTCGGCGCCGTCTTGACCGTGTGCGTGTGCGTGCCGTTGCTGCGGACGTGCACGAGCGTCACCGTGTCGATGCGCACCGTGTAGCGGCCGGGCTGGTAGCGAGGCAGGTGGACGCGGTGGGGCAGGCCGAGCGACACGCGCACGTCGCGGCCGAAGAGCGTGCCTGCGTGGGGGCTCGTGTGCAGGCGCCTCGCATCGTCGTGGCTCGCGCACCACACGGCCCACTGGGAGCGGCAGTGCGCGTAGGGCACGAGCGCGAAGGCCGGCCGCATGGCGTCGTGGTCTCGGCCGATGGCGTGGGAGAGCAGCCCGTGCAGCAGCCTCGCGTGGCGGTGCTCGACGATGCCGGGCACGCCGCTCAGCAGCAGCTCGCACACGACGCCGGGAACGTGGCGGCCAAGGTCTGGCGCGGGCAGTTCGTAGGGCGACCGGGCAGGCTGCTCGCTCGCCTCGCTGGTGGCCTCTCGCTCGCCCGCCACGGTCACGATGCGGCGACGTGGGGCAGGCGTGGGGCGAGGCTCCGTCTCGGCCGCCTTGGCCTTGCGCCATGCGGCCATCACGCAGTCGTCGGAGCAGTAGACCCGGAGCTTGCGCGCGGGCATCGCGGCGGCGCAGTGCAGGCACTCGGTCGCGGGCACGTCGAGCCGCCTCGCCAGCGTGCGCTCTCGCCTGCGGGCATTGCGCCAGTCGACGTTGGCCGCCATCCACGCGGCCTGCTGCGCGGCCTGCCGCGCGTGGCGCTCGGGGTTGGAGCGCAGCGCTTGGTCCTTGTGCCGGTAGCGGCATCTCTCCGAGCAGTAGCGGCGCGTCGTCCCTTCGTAGGGAAACGACTGCCCGCACTGCTCACACGCTCGTGTGGCAGCGGCTTGGGTCATGGTCAGCGGCCCTCGGGCCTATCGGGACAGTGCGCCCACGGTGGCGGCGCAGACAACTAGCGGCGCTGTGCTAGGGAACGCCCGCGGGCAGCTCGCTTGTGACGTTGGCAAGGGCGCTCAACTCGTGCAGCGCGGCGCCGAGCAGGAAGGCGCGCTCACGCAGGCGCGTGGCTCGCACACGGCGACCGCACACTTCGTGCCTTCGTGCCGCGGAGAGCCACTGCTCTCGCAGCCCGCGCAGTCTGCTCGCTGCCTCCAGGTGGCGACGCAGCACCTGGCCATACAGATCGCCGAGCCAGACACCGGAAACCTGCCCCCGACAGGTCGCCGTGGCGTGCCGCGCCCGGCCGTGGCGGCCCGCCTGCGCCACCAGCCGCACGATGCCGTCGGCGCTGCGATGCAGCTCGATGAGAGACCACTGGTCATCAGATGACGTGGCGCTCACTGGCGCCCCCTCAGCACGTTCAGGATGGCGAGCGCATCGTCGTCTCGAATCTCCCGGGCCCTGGGGTCGGCGAGCGCGATTGCCAGTTCTCGGTACGCAGGCGACGCGTCGGCCAAGCTCAGCGTGACGCCTTCGGTCAGCGCGAGGTGGTAGACCAGCCCCGACTTGGTGATGCCGGGCAGCGCCGCCATGAGGGCTGGCCAGCGCTCACGCACGAACGGCGGGCGGTGGCCGCACTCGACCTCCCTCACGTAGACGTGCGAGACGCCGAGCGCCTTGCCCAGCTCGCGCAGCGAGAGCCCGGCGCGCTGCCTCGCACCCCGCACGTAGTCGCCGAAGGGCGTGCTGGTGACGACCCTGCTCATGGGTGCACCTCGGCCACCGGCTGAGCTCGCTGTTTCCACTCCGTTACCACGATGGGTGTCGTTGCCATGCGTTCCGTGTCCTCCCGTGTCCGCCGAGCGCTCCCCTCCGTTGGCCCTCGCAAGTCGAGAAAACAGCGTGTTTTCGCTGCTCCGGAGGGGGCGCGCTCTGCGGACGCGAAGCGGTTTCGTAAACCGTAGGTCTCGGGTTCAAATCCCGAAGGTGGCTCCAAGCTGATACCGCGTGAATATGGCCGCGATATCACAGTCTGGCCAACGGTGCTGTTGCCACCGTGGCGACGTTGCCGAAGGGCGTTTCCACGCTGTTTCCACGACCACGTTGCCTCAGTTGAGCAGCGCCACCGCTGCTCGCCGGTCGGCCGATGTGGCGTGGGCGTAGCGCTGGGTCACGGTGAGGTTGCTGTGGCCGAGCAGCTCCTGCACCACGTTGGCCGGCGTCGTGCGCCGAAAGAGCGCGGTGCAGAACGCGTGGCGCAGGCCGTGGAAGCTGAAGCGCAGGCCGAGCCGCCTAGCGAGCTTGGTCGTCGCTCGCGACAGCGCGCACTCGCTCCACGGCCGCTCGACCCGCTTGCTCTTCGGCGACGGGCAGACGAGCGAATCAGGCGAGCCCCTGCGTGCGCTGGACAGCGCCGCAAAGAGCGCCTCGGCGAGCGGCACGCGCCGCTCAGATCCACTCTTCGGTGCCGCCTCGACACCACGGCAGACAGCTCGGCGCACGAGCAGCTCGCGCCCGCGCAGGTCGATGTCGCACCACTTGAGCCCCCGCACCTCACCAGCGCGCAGGCCGGCGTAGTACGCGAGCAGAATGGGCAGCGTGAGTGCGGGCGGCGCGAACTCGATGAGCCGCGCAACGTCTGCCTCCGACGGTGCCCGCACCACCTTGCTGCCCACCCGTGGCAGTGGAGGAAACGTGGGCCACTCCTCGCGAGGCAGCGCGTGCTTCAGCACCGACCTCGCCACGATCTGCGCGTTGCGCCGCCTCGATGACGAGGCGCCGCGCGACGCGAGCGAGGCGTCGAGCGCGAGCAGCTCGGCGTGGTCGATCGAGTCGACCGGCCGCTCGCCCCAGCGCGGGGTGAGGATGGCCGCCGACACCTCTTCGTAGCCGCTGCGGGTCGACGGCTTGAGCGTCGGGCCACGTACCGCGAGGTAGCGATCGAGCGACGCCTGCCACGATGGCGCCGAGCTCGGCGCGGTCGCCGGTGCCGGGGCAGGCGCCTTGTGGTGCTCGATGCTGCCCACCGCGGCGAGGTCGCCGATGAGCCGGCGCTCCTCTGCGCGCGCTGCCGTCATGGTCTGCACCTGCGCGTCGCGGCGGTAGCGCTGCTTGGCGCCTTGTGCGTCCCGGTACACGATGTCAATGACCAGCACGGGCTTGCCCCGTCTCGTCACCTTGCGGATCGTCATGGTTGCTCCTGACGACTCGCGAGAGCCGTCGACATCGTACCTCAGCTCGGCGCCGCCCAGCGCTCGCTCAGATGGACGCGCCAGACGCGGCCGAACTTGCGGCCGGTCACACCGTCAACGCTCGCCTCGACCACGCCGTCGGGCGCCTTGCGCGCCGCCCTGGCGAGGCGCTTGGCCAGCGCCTCGGGCGACACGTCGAGCATGGCTGCGGCACGGTCGACCGACAGCCACACGGCTCGCTGCGTGCTCATCGTGGCACCTCCTGCACCATGGCCCACTCGGGCCAGTCGCGCGTGTCGGCGCCAGTTCGCTTGTCGTGTGCGAGGGGCCACGGCTTGCCGCCAAACACCGGGCTGGCGCCGAGCTGTTTGAAGAACACGGGCACGCCGGACAGCTTGCACTGGCGCACGAGCGACCCCGCGTGCAACAAATCGAACGGCCGCGCATTCGGCCCGCTCTCGCCACCCACGATGACCCAGTCGATGCGCGGCGGGCTCTCGTAATCGTCTTGCGACGACCAGTCTAGCGGGCAGTGCCTGCCACTACGTGCAGGCTCGCTGTCGCGTAGTTGCGGACAGTGCTGCCAGTTGCATTCACCGTCCTTACCCGCGTGGCATCCGAGCCTGTACGTGAGCCGGATCGGGCTGAGCATGGGCTCGCAGGATAGGAAGTGTATGCGTGCGGGCACGCGAAGCAGCTCGTGGATGCGCGCATCCGCTGCCTTCTGGTGCTCGACCGTGGCGCCCGCCCACACGTTGCTCGGCCAGTCCCCGAACCAGCCGGCCGCACGAGCGAGGCGCGCCATGTCGTGAGGTCGCTTCGTGAGCAGCAACCAGTCGAGATGCGGCGTCTGCTCGATAAGCTGGAAGAGCCTGCGCCTCGGCTCGGCGAGGTCTTCACGGTCCTCGAACACGTCGGCCAGCGACGAGCAGAACACGCGGTGCCGCTCGCCCGCGGCTTTGGCCTTGCGGTCCCACGAGAGAGGCTGGCGCCATGTGCTGTCGGCAGTGAGCCTACGCTTCGCGTCGCTACCCCACAGCCCGCCGCCGAAGCGGTGCTGCATTCCCTCGGCGTAGCAATGCTTGCAGCCGTCTGAGACCTTCGCACAGCCAATCCACGGGTTGAACGTGTGGTGACACCATGAGATGTTGCTGTTCTCACCCATCGCTCATCGCTCCTTGCATCGGTCAGTCATCCACACACCGCACGCGCACCACGGTGGCGCTGCGTGATTGCCGGGTGGCCTGCCCGGCATCGCGTTGATGCACCACCTCGTGGACCGCTCGCAGCGACGGTAGGCCCGCCGAGGCGGCGCCCGCCTTCGCCTTGGCCACGGGCTATCCACGCATGTGTCGTCGGCCATTAGCAGCACCATCACCCATCCCACGTCATCCGGTCAGCTAGCGCACGAGGCCAGCCACGCGAGCAGCACGGCCGACCCGACGAGCGCCCACAGCAGCAAGCGCAGCTCTGCGGTCACGGCTCGATGCCGCCGAAGTCGAGAGCGCCAACCTCGAAGAACCCGGGCTGACCACGAAGTGGTGTGAACGGCAGCACCTTGGGGTCGCCCAGGATGAAGCCGTGCTGATCGCGCATCCACCAGCGCAGGTCGAGCCCACGCGCCACGTCGTCGGCGATCACGCTGGCAACGTGCTCGTTCACGCCCGCTGGGATCGACCCCAGGATGCGCACGCTGCCGACGATGCCGCCACGCTGCTCGTATGCCTCTTGCGGGATGTCGACATCGATGCCAGCGCTTTCGGCAAAGTCCGCCGCATCGCCATACTTGAACGGGTCGGTCTTGCTGGCGTGGATAAGCACCCGCTGTCCGATGAGCCCGCGCGGTAGCGGCCACTCCCTGTTCTCGATCCGCTTCGGGCCAGCGGTCACCAGCCACGCCCACGGCTGTATGAGAGATATGCACCTCATGGGCACTGCCACCAGCACACGTCTCGCATGGCCGCCTCGCCTGTCTCGTACAGGTCAGCCGGCACCGCGTGGTAACAGAGGCCGCTTTCGCTCACGGCCGGCCTCACTCGGATGGCCCTTGCGTTCGATTCGACTACTTCGACGGCGCACACGCAGTCGCCGCGTCGCCACACCAGCCTTGCGCCGACCTTGATGTCAGAAGCCTTCATCTCGTCACCTCTCACGCCCCCAAGCCCCGCGCCCCTGGTTTGCCAGGGGACAGCGGGGCTGTGTGGAACGCACGCTGTCAGAATGGGATGTCGTCGATGGCGGCGTCGTCTGGTGGTGGCTCCCGGCCAAACTCCTCGTCCGCCGTCGTCGTGCGGTGCTGGCCCGCTGCGGGCTTGCCCTGGCCGTTGTTGCGCTTCGCCCACCCGCGAGCGCGACCCGCGTCGAGTCGCTTCCACTTCGCGCGCGGGTCGCCCTTGCTCTCGTCCTGCTTGGCCTGCCAGTCGAACAGCCCGGCCAGCTTGTCGAGATACTCGGGCGGGCACTGGCTGAACTTGCAGCCCACATAGCTCGGGCCGCCCCACGACTTCGGGTCGCGCCTGACCTCGGGGTCGCCATACTTGCCATCGAGGTCGGCGTCGCTCGCCACCTCGTGCTCTACGGCCTCCGCTTGCGGCCTGGCGGGCGCTTCGTGGGCGCTGCCGCCCGTCGGTGCGGGCTTGCCCTCGAACGCCGCCACGAACACGTCGGCGGCCTCCACTGCCCTGCGCGCAGCCTCGCCTATTGGCTTGCTGACAAGGAACACCTCGAACGCGCGAAGCGCTGCCTGCTCTCTCAACGTCTTGCTCATGTCGCTATCTCCTTACCTTCGTTCTTGCTTGCAGACAGGTAGCGGTCAGACAGGTAGCGGTGCTCTGGGCAGTAGACCCGCACGTCACCGCTGCCGTGCCAGGTGCTCGTCCAGCCCTCGCGCCGGGCCTTGCCCCACAGCGTGATAGCGTCGTTGCTCGCCGCCTCACGCGGGCACCTCGGGCACGGCCGTCACCACCTCGGCCTCGGCTGGTGGGTGCTCGGGCGCCGCCTTGAGCTCGGCCTCGCGGGCACGGTAGGCGGCGATGGCGCGGTCACGAGCGTGTCGGTCGAGGTTGGCGCTTTTGATGCTGTCGGCCACGCGGCCACGCAGCTCGTCGAGCGTGCGAGCCTCGGCGATGGCGCGCAGCCACGGGTCGGCGGCCGACACGGCGGAGGCTCCGCTCTCGACCACGACGCCATCGGTGTCGACGAAGACAGGCGACGGCTGCGCGTGGCCACCGTGCGCCTGCGACATCTCGTCGTCGGTGTAGAGGCCAAGCAACAAGTCGGGGAACACCTCGCGGGCGAGGGCGGCCTGTGCCCTCGCGACGAGCATGGCGGCGGGGTACTTGGCCCAGTTGCCTTTGCCGACAAGCCCGGCGCGCTTGGCGTCGTCGATGCTGAATGTCATCACATGCTCGGGCCTGCCGGCTCGCTTGGCGCGGACAGTGGCGCGCTGGTCAGCGCGCTCGACAACCTCGAAGTAGTCGCAGATGCCGCTCTTCAAGCAGACCGCCACCATGCCCTGCGCGCTGAGCGAGGGCTTGCCATCGATGACGTGGAAGGCTCGCAGGGATTGCACGTAGCTGAGGCCGAGGTCACGGCCGGCCATCATCAACATCAACGCCTGCTCTGGCGTGGCGGCGCCGAAGAATCGCGACGCGCTCGCCGCCTGTGCCATCGCGCGCAACTCGTTCATGTTCGCGGGCTCGATGGCGGCGCCAGCCACGGTCATCGCCTGCGTCTGCGCCGTGCTAGCGGGCATCGCCCGCACGTTGTCCTTCGCTGTCGTCATTCGTCCGTCTCCTTCAATCCGAGCGCCAGCTTGGCCAGCGCCCAACCCTCTTCACGCATCTGCTCGAGCAGCGCGTGGCCCTCGGCCAGCGTCGCCTCGGGCGCGACGTGGGCAAGCACCGCGAGCGCTGTTGGTAGTGGTACGTCGGCCATGTATCCGCCTAGTCGTTGTGCCATGCATCCTCCTTCACGACAGCTCTGAGCGCTGACAGAGAACGTCATCCATCGCGCGCTCCACCTGCTCAGCGATTGCGCACTCGCGTTCCGGTGCGATGGCGTCGGTGAGAGCCGACACCGGGTCAGCGCCCACGCCTCGCCACTGTCTGCCGCCGTGCGAGAGCTCGACGGCGATCATCCTGCTCCCTCGTGGCTGGTGCATCGTGATGCCGATGCCCCCGCGCGCGAGACGTTGTGCCAGGGGGCCCGTCATGGCGCCGCCTCCAGCAACTCAACGATCCTGCGCACGATGGCGCGGGCGGTGATGATGCGTTCGTTGACGCACTTGCCAGGTTCGTCCTCGTCCAACTCGAGAGCGTCCAGTTCGCGGCTCACATCGGAGCGCATGCACCCGTCAGAGAGCTTGTCTCGAATGCGAAGCAGGCGGGCCGACTTCTTCGCGTAGTAGTGGTCGGCGATAAACCCGTCGAGATCGCTGATGGCGACTTCTGGCCGCCAGTCATCCTCACAGGTCAGACAGTGAAACCCCAGTACGTCAGGCTGCATTGACGCCATGCGCCTCAGCAGCGCCAGCCTGTCTGCCTGTGGCTCGAACAAGAATACCTCGTTGACGTCAACAGTGCGGCTGCCGACAACCACGACGTGACCAATCGCTGTCACAGAGACCTTGACGACGACTGGCGTGCAGAACTGCCACATCGTAAACCAGCCGTCTTCATTCGGCTGGGCGCCAACAAGCTCGATCGCCGCCACCATCTCCGCGCTGGCAGCTTCAAGCGCTGCCTCGCGCTCTTCCCTCGTCATCGGCTTCAGGCGGGGCTTCACGCTGCGCCTCCTTGCAGCAGCCGCAGGCCCACCGCCCGGCGCGGCTTCGCACCACGGGCGTGGTGCTCCTTCAGCAGTCGATGCCACTCGTGCATCGCCACCGTTGCCCACGCGCACCCGGCCAGCCCACGGGCCTCGGCCGCGCGCATTGATTCTTGGCATCCCGCGATCGCGCGCATGGCCTGCTCGGCCATCACGTCGCGCTCGATGCTCTCGTGTGCGTCGTAGACCTGCTCGACCGTCGGCCGCTTGCTGCGGGCCGCGAGCCTGACGCTGCGCACGTCGGCCCCGGCGTAGTCGCAGAGAGGATCGAGCCAGCCGAGCGGCGCCGGCTCGCCGGCCTCGGCGGCCGCGCGCTCGACGGCCGCGACGATGATGGCGATGGCGGTGACGGTGCTCATCAGAACACCTCCTTGCGGCCAGGATCGCCCGCCGCGATCCTCGCAATCACTTCCGCAGTGGTGGCTTGCGACCTGATCGCAAACCAGTTTTCCCACCGCCTCATCTCCTCGTGGCTCTTACCGGCCAAGATGGCCGGCAAGTCGCCCCAGTACTCTTCGATGGTCCCGCACTTCAGCGCGCCGCGGAACGCCCAGATGATCCGGGCGCCGACGCCCTTGCTCCCGCCAGCTTGGCGGACGAGCAGGGCGCCGCCCTCCTTGACCACATAGATGCGGTCAAAAAGCGCCCCAAGTCGCCCCGCGTCGCCCCAGGCGCGATGCCCCGAGGCGACTAGGTATACGTTCTCTCCCTCGGTTCCGGCCCCAGCCACCGGATGCGGAGTGAATCTGTCGACCCCCCCCGGGCAGCCCCGGGTGTAGGGGCCGTTCGCGTCGGCTCTGACGATGAAACCATCGCCGTCGCGCTCGACGAGCTCAAAGCGTGGGGCCGCTTCGGGCCCCACGGCGTCAACGCCGACGTCGGTGCCGACGTATCGCCGGCCCGTTTCGTCCGCAGACGAAAGGCCGGGCGCCACACGAACTATCTCCAGTCGTCGCCCTCGCCCCGGCTCTCCGAGGGCGACGTATTCGCCCCCGGCATCCGCGCTCACATCGATGCCGTAGGTGAGCCTCCCGCTCGCGAATGAGTAGCAGTCCATCACAGCTCCGGTGCGGTGGGCACGATGGCCCTGATTAGGTCGCAGGTTCGCTTGTGGCCGATGACCTCGGCCGCTGCTGCGCCGAGCCGCCTTATGGCGCTGGCCACGTAGTATTTCTCACCCACGTCGGCCACGCATCGCGCGGCCAGAACATTGAGCGAAGACGAGACCGTTGGGAACTCGAAGAGCGCGGCGAACTGCTCCGCCTCTTTGTAGACCTCGTGAGGTCTGACGAGATTGTCACCATCAGCCCACCGCCGCATGCGCCCGGCGAAAAACTCGAGCGGCTTGCGCCACTCACGCTCTCCGCTCGCGACAGCGAGGGCGAGCTCCGCGCCGACGCGGGCCGCGCGGCGGTGCGTCGGCGTGCCCTGCCCGGCGCATGAGACCTCTCGAGACAGCCACCATGCGAGGATTGTGGCGTCCTGGCAGTTATCCCACATGGTCTGCTTTTCGTCACACTGGCTGCTGGCCCATGCCATCGCATGTGCGGGGGCGCCGCGTAGGCGCATTGCGCGAACGGTGCTCATGCTGCCACCGCCGCGCCTGGGACCACATGAGCCCTCGTCAGCCTCGACACCTCCCGCGCCTTGTCGGTGCAAAGGTGCCAGAGATGGTGGAGGTCGCCGGCCCTCGGGTGGGCCGCCACGGCCGCGTCGTACTCACGCTTTGCCGCGAGCACCGACGATGTGCTCGCCCGGTGCAGCCGGTCGTTCAGCGCCCGGAGCACCGGGTCCGCTCCGACTTCGGCCATCATCGCGTCGAAGGCGAGCTGCGCCGCCCGGTCGAGTTGCGCCCACTGGTCGAGGCGGTGCAGCCTCGCCAGTTCGCTCAATCCGGTCTCACCGGCAGCCACGGCGCGCTCGGCCGTGACAGCCATGTCTTCGGCGACGCGCGCATTCTCGAGCGCGTCGCGCAAGTCGCGCAAGACGTTGTGCGGTGTCATCGGTAGTCCCTCTCGAAGATGCTGCGCAGCCATGCGCAGTCGTTGATCTCGCGCGAGCCCTCTTGCCCGTGCGTGGTGACCTCGAACGTGAGGCCAGAAAACGAGACGCCATCGAGCTCGACCCACGCCGCGCGCTCGCTGGCGCTGCGCAGGTGCGGCGCGGGGTCGCGCATCAGCGTGACCACGCCGTCGTTGTGGACGCTGAGCGCCCACGATCTGACTTCGCTCGCGGTGTACCCGTCGCCCGCCGCCAGCTCGGCGAGCTGCGACAGGTCGCACACCGCGAGCACGTCGCGGTCTGCAATGCGTCGGGCTATCTGCAACAGCGTCATCGTGGCCTCCAATCGCGTGGGCCCCCGTGCGGGGGGGGGCGGTGTCAGAATGGGATCTCTTCCCCGCCCCACAGATCCGTGGGCACGGGGATGTCCTCCAACTCGCGCATCGCCTCGGCCATCATGGCCGACCGGCTCACGTAGCAGCCCGCCTTGCGGTCGAAGACCTTGCCGCGCTCCTCCTGTCGCCGGCACAGCCAGCAGACATCGGGCGCGTCTGGCTCGCCGTTCGCATCCCTGCCCATCGAGACGACTGAGCTGCTAACCCGTCCGCAGCAATCGCATTGCGCTTCCTTCGCCATCGTCATGCCTCCAATGCCATGAGCCCCGGGCTGCCGGTTTGCCGGCAACGTCGGGGCTGGTCTTGGCGGTGTCGGTTCAGGCGACCATCGCGGGCCACCAGGCGGCGCTCGCGTCGTCGTAGATGAAGAGCTTCTCGCCAGCGGTCGCCATATCCATCGTGATGGTTTTCGCCTCGGTTGCGCCACGGGCCGCAAGGGCCCGTCGAGCCACAGACGGGATGCCCACCACGGCTCCCTCTTCGGGATTCACCTCGCCGCTGTAGCGGATAGCGAACTCCTCGATGCTGACCTCGCCGGGCACGCCGCTGATGAGGCAGATGGTCTTGATGGTGGTCATGGTCGCTCTCCCTGCTCGGCCCGGCCCATCGCCGTGCTCACAGGTCAATATGTACGTGCTAGATGGCACGGTGTCAACAAGCACGGTGTCGATTTTTTGAAGAACGCGGCAAGGGAGCCGAAAACCAGCGGATTGGCGTCGCCTGGTGGGGCTCGCGTACCATCAGCGGGTCATGTGGGACGCCGAGGGCATTGCGCAGTGGGCCTACAGGCTGGCCGAGGTGGAGCCTCACCAGCCCGTCGGCGCTGACGAGCTGGCCGAGATCCTCATGGGGCCTGGCGCGGTCTCGCTCTCGCGAGGCCACGTCGCCAAGCTGGTCGAGCGACCGCGGCTGTGCGGCGGCAGACTGCCAGGCGCCGAGCGCTTCACCATCGAGGTCGCGCCGCGCATCATCCGGCATTGGCAACGCTTCCAATGGCTGGTGGCGCACGAGCTTGGCGAACTGCTGCTGCGCCTGCACCCGGCCTACGTGGGCGAGGATGTCGAGCGCTACGCCAACGCCGTGGGGGCGTGCATCATCGCGCCCATGCAGGCGGTGCGGCTCTGCATCGCCGAGAGCTCGACCGTCGAGCCGGCGGGGCTGTGGCTGGAGCTGGCCGACAGGTTCGACGCGCAGCCGCTCTGGGGCGTACTGCGCTGGGCCGAGGTGACCGAGGAGACGCTGGCCGTCGTGACGCCGAGCCAGATCCATCGTCGAGGTGTGCTGTGGCCCCCGACTGATTCAGAGCTGCGTCAGGTGGCGCGAGGCAAGAACCGTCGCTCGTGGGCCGTCGTCACCGAGCTGCCGGGCGAGGAGCGCGCCCGGGTCGTGATGATCCGCCAGTCGTTACCTGCTCGCCTTGGCCGCCTTCGCAGCCTTGTGCTCTTCGCGCGCCTGCTTGATGGCGCTCGCCGACTGCGCCTCTCGCTCGGCAGCCAGATGCGGCGCGGCCTCGTCGCGCTTCATGCGCGCGGCCACGGTCCTGATCATCGCCACGTAGTCGTCGACGGTGAGGTCTTGTGTTGCATCGAGCGACACCGACTCGACCTCGCGGATCGCGTCCTCTCGCATGTTGCTGGCGCGGGCGTAGATCACCGCAGCTTCAAGGTTGGTGTAGCGCCCGGACGGGCTCTCGATGCGCGGCCCCTTCGGTCTGCCACGTCGGGCGATCGCGTCTGCGACCGACAGCTTGCCGTCCAGGAAGTCGATCATGTCCTGCACCTCGAGCCCAAAGGCGACCGCAAGGCCCTGCACGATCTTGACGGTCGTGGCCTTGTTGACGCCGTTGGCGATCTTGTTCGCCGCCTCACGCGTGAACGCGCCACCGGACGCATCGGCCAGCGCCATCTGCGTCATGCCGAGGCGGCCGAGAAGCTCCCTCACACGCGCCGCGCGCAGGTCGTCTTCGCTTGGCTTTTCCACGTTGCTCGCTGCCTTGGTTGCGGGGTGCTTGGTCGCCACGTGCCAAAGTGTACCCAGTGGCACCTGACGTTGCCACGATGCGATATCGAGCGCTCTAGTTGACACGTGCTAGATGGCACACCATAGTGGGTGGCCATGAGCGTGAAACTGAAGAGGCCACCGCGTTACCCCATCACCGAAGGCGGCATCGCGCTTCGTCGATGGATCGACTCGAACGGCAAGACGGTGCCCGGCTTCTGCGAAGAACACGGGCTCGACCGCATACAGGTGCAGCGCGCCATCAACGGCGACCGCAAGCGGGTCAGCGTCGACTTCGCAGCAGAGATCGAACGGGCGACGCAGGGGCATGTGTCGATGCGCCTGTGGGCTATCAGGCAGGTCGAGTCGCAGGTGGCGTGATGGGCGCTCGGCACCACCAGGCAGCGCGGCAACTGTATGCCGACATCGCCACGCTCTCGGAGCCCGAGGCGGTGCGCCGGCTGGCGCAGGCGCTCGAGCGCGCGGAGGTCGAGGCGCGTGAGGCGGAAGTGCCCGCGCCTGCCGAGACGGCTGCGGGCAAGCGGCAGGCGGCGGCTCTGAGCCGCGCCCGCGTGAAGCTGGACGGAGGCGAGGGGTGACGCCGGCAGAGGCGCGCGAGTGGCAGATGGCCGCCCTCGTCGTGGCGCTGATCGCCGCGATGTTCGCGCACGACTGCGTGGGCGGCCGAAAGACGTTGCGAGGCGTGGGCAGCGCTCGGTCGTGGTGGGCCGACGATGCCCTCGTGCGCCTCGCCGCGAGGGAGAGAGCAGCCATGGGAGACAAGAGCCAGGGAGGCCGCGCGGCGAGGCTTGCGCAGGCCATCAGAGAGAGGGTTGAGGGCGTCACCGACGCTGGTGAGCGAGCGCGGGTGATCGCCGAGGTCTGCAAGGAGCTGGGCGTGCAGGTGGCGCAGCAGCTCGAGCAGGCCGGGCAGCAGCGGAAGAGGGAGGCGGCGTAGATGGGCGCGGCTCATGTGCTGGAGCATGAGGCGTCGCTCTGCCTCTCGACAGTAGACGATCTGCACAAACCGTCTACTGCGCTGCGGCTCGTCGGCGGCCGGTGCGAGGCAGCCGAGCAGGCGTCGGTCATCCTGCGAGACGCGCTCGCAGGTACCGGCACGTCGCTCGACGACTTCGGCGCCCGCGTCGGCGTGAGCAAGGAGGTCGTGCGCAGGTGGACCGACCCGGCGCACCAATCCGCTGTCACGCTGCGTGACCTGCTCGCAGGCCCGCCGCGTGTCGCCGAGGCGGTGCTCGAGCAAGCGTTCGCCCGTGTGCGTGAGCGCGATGTGCCGCTCGACGACGTGGCCCTGCGCCGCGTGCTCGTCGCGCTGTGCGTTGACGTGGGCCAGGTGCTCGACCTGGCAGAGCGTGAAGGCGTGACCAAGGCGATCGTGCCCGTGCTGGGCCGGTTGCGTGAGCGCGCTGGCGTCGTGCTGCGAGAGGCCCAGCGCCGGCTCGCGGCGGAGAAAGAGAGGCGAA